CTCCCGATGCTGCATTTATTTCATAGCTGATGGGGATCACCCTATTTGCGACTGCCGAATAGGGGGTAAGGCTTGCCACGTAGGCAACACTACTGTCGGGTGAGGTAATTGAGATCACACCACCCGAAATATTTATCGGGTACGTACTGGTATATGTCGTTGGGGCTGTTCCGCTTGATGCCGATGTTACCCGTCCTTTAGAATCTACAGTAACTGTAGAATAGGTATATGTGGCAGGTGAGGCGTTTACGGTAACTATCGTGGGGTTTGGATAAGACCCCGTTAAATCACCTCCTGCTGTACCTGAGGGTGCCGCTGTAATGGTATTGTTTGATCCATAGGTAATAGGGGTAGCGTTAACACTTGTTGCTGTAGTGGCGTTTGTACCACCATATCCTATGTCTAATTTAGTTCCCTGCCATGTACCAGTCCCAATAGTTCCTACACTTGTTAAAGAAGAGGTTACCACAGTCGGGTTAAGTGTCGTTGTTGTTAATGTATTCGCTGATGCTGTTATAGTATAAGCATTACCCGTTGTCATTGGGGTAGTATTTACGGTTAGTGTTTGTGCTGCCGGAGCGATGTTAACAGTAGTTACCGATGTTACTCTACCTTGCGCATCTGTAGTTATTTCAGGTATCGTCGTACTACTTCCATAAGTTCCAGATGTTCCTACAGACGGCATAGATATCGTACCGGATGTAGTAATAGTTCCTCCAGATAACCCAGTTCCTGCTGTTATGCTAGTTACAGTACCACTTGCAGGGTTTACCCAAACATATCCAGTTCCACCAGTATTAACTTCAAGCATTTGGTTCGCACTACCAATGGGTATTTCTCCATAAACTGTCGATGAAGTTGCATAAGGAATAGCATATTGCGTTGTAGTTGATTTATTCAATCCTCCATTTGCTGTAGGTAAAATTCCTGTAACGCTAGTAACCAAAGATACAGGGGCAACATTAATAGCTTGGGTCATTGTATTATATGTCAAACCTGTTCCTATTTGTATCTCCTGATATGCTGTAGTATTACCAGAACCTAAGAGAACTTCATTAGTTGATGCTGGTTGTAATTTAGCATAAGTTACTGCATTATTAGCAATATCCCCTGTAACAACTTGTCCCCAGGATGGATTACCTGAAGCATTGCCGTGTAAAAGAGTTGTATTAGTTCCCTGATTATTAAATAATGATGATGCTAATATAGGACTAAAATATGAAGGAGCACCGGATGACGTTCCCCCTAAGATAGTATTGGCTGATATTGGAGTTAGTGAATAAGATATGACAGGGGTAGTCGTACTTGTTGTTACAGATGATGTAAATACCGGAGATAAGTTCCCGGATGAAACACTTGTTACTGTACCAGATCCACCTGATGTTATACTATATGATGTTACTCCGGTTATTTGACCCTGAGCATTTACCGTATACCCAGGTATAGAAGTAGAACTACCATAAGTACCGGGAGTTACAGTAGTATTGGTTATAGCTACTGAATAAGAAGGTGTTCCAGATAAAGATTGCGAAGTATTACCACTTACCGTTATACCATTACCTGCAGTCACATTCATACTTCCTATAGGAGTAGCACTGATAGTATTGTTAGACCCATAAGTTATAGGTGTAGTATTGATACTTGTTTGCACAGAGCTATTAGTTCCCCCATTAGCAATAGGAAGTATGCCAATAACCCCTGTAGTTAATGGTAATCCTGTTTCGTTAGTACCAACTAAAGCAGATGGGGTTCCTAAGTTCCATGTTCCGGGTAATATACCATTGGTATATAACGATAAAACTGGTGTAGTTCCTCCAGTGCTGTTTATCTGGTTAGTAGTTCCGGACACACTAGTTACTCCACTCCCTCCCCCACTACCAGTATACCATGCCCCATTAGAATAGTAGTAAAAAGTATTGTTGCTGCTATTTATATAAACCAGGCCATTTGTAACCCCATTACAAGATAAGGTTCCTACAGAAGGAACTGATGCATACACAGGTATACCAAGACCTAAAGAAAACGTTCCTCTATTCCAGGTATTACCATAGTTAGAAGAAGGCAAACAAGGTTGCTGCCCCTTTACAAAACAGGATATGAAAAGTAATATGATAATTAAGTAGTATCTCATTAGTATGCTGTAATTGTATATGTCTCTGTTGTGTTAAATAATCTTCCTCCAAGTAATGTAATACCTCCTGTAGTGCTATTGAAAGAATAGTCTACAGTATTAGTTAACGGTCCATATCCCGAAAGTTCTATAGATACTGACTTACCTTCCAGTAATGGTAATCCTGTAGTACTGTTAATCGGTAAAAATGTACTAGACCCATTAATAGGACCACCTACATTACCTACAGTAAATTGTTCTATAATCAATGATGAAACAGGAGTATTAGGTGAAGGTAAAACTACCTGAACACTTTGTAAGTTAACATTCTGTATAGGGTTATAGCAACCCTTACTCTCATAGGCACTATCTACCTGGGGGAATGGCGACCCTCCATAAACAGGATAAGCAATGATATTTACGATAGTATTCTGTGCAATTTTACAAAGAGTGTTTTGACAATCAGATTCTTTCTGCCAATCAGCAAGTACTTTCTTTCGATTAATAGCATAATAGGAAACAGGATCATAACCAACCTTAACCCCCCATTCTCCTGCCATATACATAGCAAAATAGAGACTGGTGTAGTCACTGTTAATTGATCGTAACTCTTTCCTATAATTATCCACTGTTTCTATTCTTTAAAAGTTGTTCTATACTTTGTATCAAACTCTGTTGCATACTAACGTTTTGTGTACTTTGTACTATAGCTTGTGAACTTCTTTCTACTCCTGTGTAGCACTTACTACAGCATTTAATTCCTGAACTGGTAGTCATTTCTCTACAACCTGTACAACTGCAACAATCAGTTCGGCAACTCGGACACAATGCCATATACTAATAATTTACACAATTTGGTTTACGCCTACTCATCTTTTCCATAAGAGCCAATGCATAACGGTATTGATTAATACCGTCTTCGCACTGGTGTTTATCATTCACATTTACCTGTCCACTGATTAAGTAGTTACGTATAGTATCTATATTCTTAAGATAATACTCTGTTTCTGTATCAGGTAAACAATCCCCGAGATCAACTTCACACAAAAGATGGTTTAGCCTATTTATAGCATGGGTGATCCTAAGGTATTGATACTCTACCCATACCTGAGTATTGGGGGAAACAGAATATCGCAGGTTATATATGCCATCTGGCAGATTAGGGCATATATCATTACATCCCCCGGGAGCAGCTACTCCTATAGTACAGGCATTAAGTACTAAACGAAAGTTCTGTTGGGTAATACTGATTATAGTAGGTGTGCCATAACCAGGAGGGGTTATCTGTAGGTTCTGACAGGTTACAGGAATATTAGCAGCATATATAGAAATATCCTCTACAATGAAAATACCTTCATTGTATACCGGAGGAACTTCAAGTTGTAAGATATGTTTTGCCACTATTTTTAGAAATTAAAAGAGGGAAAAGGAGTTTTTATCCTTCTCCCTCTGTTTATAAATACTTACTTTTTATATAGTCTGTAACTGTATAAAGTTTGCAGATAACGTCAAACAGCTATTTATCAAAGTGGTAAATGGTGTGATCACCGTACCTGTTGGGAAATAGATTGTTATTGCATACTCATCATTATCTGTAACAGACTGGCTATTATATGGGCGGAATACGTTAAACTTTAGATACAAACTATCGTATAGACCCTGTAGAGCAACATTAGGCATAACCCAATCATCCTCAATAGTCCTCATCCTTAAGCTACCTACCCATTGGTTATCGGGGAAATCCTCTTGTTTGTACCTATTCCACTCTATTAAGTTACGGGCAACTTGCTGACCTATACCACGAACCTGTAAAGGAGCAGTAATCTGTGTCCACATAGTAGGTACTGATGTATCAATAGTAGTGTTTATTACACAAGGATCAGCAGTTTGTGAGAACAATGAACCTTCTACGTAAAGCGGTTCTATTGTATATAGATCAGTTGGAGAGAAAGTACAAGTCCCAAAAGTGGTCTGTACATATGCTACAGTTATCTGTAACCCCGCAACAACAGATATAGGATTAGATGTATTAGGTACATACGCACCTGCATTTAATACAGCAGTCTGTAATGCGGCGTTACCTGGAGTACCTGGAGGCGGTGTACCATAAGTACCTGCAGTTGCCCTAATCACATCATATGCAGAGAATACTTCTACTGCTGTACCTGCTGATGTTTGTATGAATACCTGGGGATAGATAAAGCTGGTTTCATAAGGATCTTGTGTAATACCATCCTTCCACTGCAACATTACTGATGCAGCATCCACATTACTGGTAGTGCAGCCAGAAGTACATCCTGTACCGCAACATCCTGAAAATGCTGTAAATGATTTATAATATTGATGGTTCAGAAACTGGAGAGCAGGAGCACCAAGTAACTCTAACTGAAATTGATAGGTAGTACCACACTGGAAAGCTGGCCCTACTGTAGAACCAGAGGTAAGATTCCAACCAAATACCGATACCTGATTTTGAGGTGCCTGTGCTTGGGTATAGATAAAGGCAGTTACCCTGGACCAATCTATGATCTTGGTATAGTCAGGTTCTTGTAAACCCCCCCATAGCGGAGTAATCTGATCTATTAAATGCCATGACCCAGAAGCAATGATACATGGTGTTAAAGTAGCTGCACTAATTGCAGTACCATAAACTCCTGTTTGCGGGGGGCATGTAAATATACCAAGTTGCCCTTTGGTAAGAAGATCTGTAGTTCCTGAAGTTGTGTAGTTAACAGTGTTGCTAACTGGGTTGTTTAACAGGTACGGTTGAAAACTATCTGGTAGCATGTGTATATTGTTTTAGCTTTCATAAAATTAGTATTAAGTTCTATCCCCGATATGAATAGTTATTGAAAACACCTTACAAATATTCATCCCATTACTAAAAATAATTCAGTTTTAGTAGTTATCTTTAATTCTTAATCAAGAACATAAAAATGAGAACTAAAGCAAAATATGAAGGAAAGCATTTTGGGCTGTTAACTGTAATGGAATGTTTAATAGATTCTGATGGTAAGAATAAAGGAGGTGTATGGTTATGTAAATGTAAGTGTGGTGGGACTATCAGTCTTGCAGGGTATCGTTTACATAATAGAGATAGCTGTGGTTGTCTTACTAAAAAAGCTACTGAGATACGGGCAAAGAATAATAAAAAGCCCCAGGAGGAAAAAGATATCACAAAGGCATATAGTAATTACAAAAGAAAAGGTGGAGAACTAACTAAGGAAAAATGGTTAAAAGCTATTAAAAAACCCTGCATCTTTTGTGCAAGCACTTTACTTAGGACAGATACTACAATATGCAATACCTGTTTCACTATGATGGGAAATCTTTCAGAAAATAAATTCCTGGAACAGGTTAAGATAATAGCGAAAGTTAGTTGTTAAACTCAGCATTTTGAGAAAGTACTTGCTTCTTGTTATAGTTATCTAAGTCCATAGAAAGAATAGCAGCAGCATCATCTATGATCAGTTCTATAACGTTATCCGGTAATTCACAAAGAACATCTACCGTAGAAGTAGTACCGTCATCAGGATTAGTAGCACCTGCTATTTGTATATGTACAGGTCTGTGATAGTAAATAACTAATGGGTCTACTATATTAAACTCATCATTGGTCCATATCTTAAAAGTATTCCCCATGACAGTCGAAAAGGTAGTTGCCCATGCGTAGGAAGGTTGTCTATTAACATCAGGGAGATATGTATCTACATCGGCCTCATTACCTTCATAGATAGTCAACTGTCTTGGGGGGCAAGTATTACAACTATCTTGTGCACAAGCACTGATTCTGCACCATTCCAGGTAATCAGTAGGGAATAAATCAGACTGCCAGTATAATCCTTTATCGGTAAAGTTACCTGTCCAGGTACTAAGTAAACATTGCAGATCATCTATTCTTCTGGTAGATGCCTCTGCTCCTGTTTTTGTCTGATTTATTCCCTCTAATTGTCTCCTGACCCATTCATCCATACCTTTGTTAAAAGCCTCTATTTCCATAAAGGGTTCAAGGTTAGCATAATCGAACGAACTCAATTTGTTCACCCGCTGCTCCAATTTCAGTTGAATGGTCTGGTTGGTCATTATTCTCTCCAGTGGCGTTCAACTTCCTTATCTAAACTAAGTTGAACAGATTCATTAAGTTTGTTTTTCAAATATTCTACTATATCTTCTATAGTCCTTCCCATAGGAACATCCATCTTGAGATAGTATAATTGCCCATCCCCTTTAGGTTCGATAAGATGCATTTCTGTAGCATCTTTAACAATAGCTCTTACACGTAATGCGTCTATCGGCATATCGTAGTAATCGAGAAATCTCTGAACAGTTACCCGGGTATCATGTTCTACAGTTTTACCATCCAGGTAATTACACACATCGTCATACATCTGATCTGCAGGAGTATAGTTAGGACCACCTTTCTTGTACATAGATGCCCCCGATGTAGCAGTAAGTTTAGCTATATAAAATAGTTTATTCTGGTCATTGGTTAACATGGTGTCCATATACCCGCCAGCCTTATTACGTAGTTTCTTAAACTTCGTTTTGATATCTGAAGTTTCTTCTGGTTGGTCCAGATAGAAATTATACCCAGGTTCATTAATAGCTATCTGCATAGAGGGGGCTACTAATGATAATCCACCCGCTTCTATAGCATGAAAAATAACAAGATCGTGAGGATTAGTAAGATCAAGTTCTTTACCATCATTACTGATCTTCAACTCTACTTTATCCCAGTAAGTCTCAATACGATCACCTTTAGCATCAAACTTATCAGGTCCTGTACTATTAAAAGTAGTTACCTTCTTCCAAAAATCATCTTCCGGAGTACCATACTTTTCAAAACAGGTCTCCTTGGAAACATCATAGTTATTAGCTATGGTATTTTCCAGGTATGTAACAACCTCACGTATGCTTCTGATCTTTGCTCTTTTTTCAGCATCTGGCAATCTTTGTACCTCTGCAGTTTTTTCATCAAGACCTGTGATATAGGTTTTGTAACCATTCTTTTCTGTAAGTCCAATGTGGTCATACTGAAATGTACCGGGGAATAATGCTTCCCCATACTTTTCAAGACCCATCTTCTCCTCTCCTGATGAATAAGGCTTAATGGCTATACGACCTCTTACCCTATTGATCTTTGGGGCTTTTAACTCTTCTAATTCTAAGTCAGGCATAAAGTAATAATTTGGTTTGAAAACCAAAGGTATAACGGATTATTTTATTATACAACTATTTAAGTTGTTGCTGGTAAAAATAATTGCTGAACATCATCAATATATTCATCGATAGTTTTTACACTACCATCAAGAATACTGGTAATCTCTGCAGCAAGATGATGAAGAGCACCATTAAAGATGGTGGCATCACCTACAGCATTTTTAAGATAAGGAGCAACACGATTAAGTACTGCTATGATCTCATTCAGATAAGTAGTACCATTTGGTAGTAAAGAAGCTATTTCTGTAACAAAAGGACTTTCCAGGTCTGCAATAACTACGGGTTCTATAGTAGTTGCATTCTGTACAAGATTAGCAAACTTATCTACTATATTCGTAGCAGATAGAGTAATGTCTACAATACCTGTATCTACCTTTTGTTCCAGGTTCGCTAATTCTGTCTTAGCATTAGTAAGGAGTGTTCTGAAATTGATTGACATATATTTAATTTTTAAGAGTTAACTATTTAATTTTTCTTTTTTCTACCCCATACTATCCATCCTAGTAATACCCCCACTAATATGCCACCTACCCATCCTATCCAGGGCACGGAGAATAGAGAAACACTTACGGAAGTACTACCTTTAACATCTGTTTTGACATTACTCTTTTTGGCAGAAGATGAATCTATATTAGACCTTTTATGATCATTAATAGTTATATCCTTTTTATCAAACTGTAATTTAAAGGTTGTGTCACGAACTACCAAGTTAAGAATAAGTTTACCATGATCGTAAATAGCAACTGCAGTTGCATTTTGTACGTTCTTAACTGCTCTTAGGGGTTTAGAACTATACGTAATTACCCCGGTAGAAATAGTAATAACGTTAGCAGTTGTTGTATCAGAACCGTTAGAACCAGTAATACCAACTGTAGTATCTGCAGTCTCCTCTTGTATATGAGTAGCTTTTTGATCATCTACTTTTGCTTCTACAGCCTTTTGTGTATTATCAGTTACCGTTGCTGTAACATGGGAACTGTGAGAAAACTTTGCTCCTATGCACCCCGAGAGTAGACATAAGATAACTGAGATGTAGAATAGTTGTTTCATGTTATAGTTGTTTTGTTTATTATATTATTTTATGTTTTTCCATTTCTGATATAATCATTTCCCACTTTTCTTTACTGTCATATTCGTACAGTATTGTTGCATCCTTCGTTTGAATCTCAATAGCATAATATGTCCTGTCTACCTGCCATGATTGAAACGATTCTATATCTCTTTTGATAGACATTTGAATTATTCCATCGAATTTTATTCGGAATCGATCAAATGTTGTTTCAGAAGTTATCGTCATATCACTCATGGTTGTTTTGTCGGTATAAATTCAATGTCGCCTATGCCGCCGCCAGTTCGATAATCATCAAAGTCTGCATCTTGCCAACGTTGATAGTTGTCGCCTTCATCTAAATCCATCTGTGAAAGCTCATTCCATAATTCGCGTTTTTCTACTGGTATCATATACCAATGGCAGAAATCATCTTGGCTAAAAAAGTATGCTTGTTTCATGTTGTTTGCCTTATTAATAAGGTCAACATTATTTAATGCCAGTTCTGAAATAATATCTAGATCGGTGATTTTCATACTGGTTGTTTTATCTCTAGCGAAGATACATCAGTTTTTGTTACAGTAGTAGTATTGGGGCTATTACCTTTCCATAAACTAATAACTTGTGCTACAGTAGCTACCCCAAGAAGGAGTAAGATAAATGCAAGAAAGGCATACATATGCCCATCTACAAACTCCTGTTTTTTAATAGTGTTGATAATTTCACATGTACAGGTAGTTAAGGTAAATAGAAAAGCACAAAGTCTTTTAGCACTGGGACTATCCCCTTCACTGAGTGCTCTACTTATCCAATTCCATTTTGTAAATAAAAAGATAATAGCAACAATACCTGCAATAGCAAGTATGGTATAATCAGCATATACAAAATTATGAGTCGGAGTCATCTTTTTTCATATCTAGTTTAAATATCTTACTAACAGCATATCTCCAATCTATGACAGTAACAAAGAGCATAACATCTCTACTGATCAGGGAAGCAAAAGGTACTATTATCCCTGGGTTAAAATTAGTGTGTTGAGTACACCATCCCCAAGACAAAAAGCCTATACAGAAAGCTACACAACTTGTACCAAAGACATACCAAAAGCTGATATGTTTTTTGGTCACTATATCAAACCCAAACTTTCCTAACAGCCCTATAGATACATAAGCTAAAAATGCTCCCCATTTAGACAAAAACTCTAGGATTTCTTCGTATGTATCTTTGTGCATTTTATGATTCTGAATACTGTCCATAATGTAATTAAAACTCCAAATGTTTTTTCAATCGCATCAAAGTTATATGGATTGCCAAGAGCTTCATCAAAGAAGTTATTAAAAGCAAGCCATCCAACCCAAGTCCAGAGAATTATAACATACTGGTTATTTTTTCTACTGTTTGCCCCTATAGCCATTAACAAAAACGATAGTGCCTGCATCTTACAGAAGAAATCCCCGAACTCCTTACTGGGAATATGTGGAATCCACCTTGGTATCGTATTAACTAATACACACGTAACTATACAGAAAATATTAATAGTCTGCCGCATTTTACCTGATAATAATTGGTCTACCTCCTACAAATGAGTTTCCGGTAATTGTGTATGGACCTTGCTGACTAGTAAAACTAGCACTGATATCTCCTGTAGTGGGGAGAATAATAGTACATAACTGTTGATTATTATTACTATCCGTATCTATAAACCACTGTGGGTTATCCGAAACTAAAGTACTAATGGCAATATTATCAAAAGAAGCATCTCCGCAAGAAGATATAGTATCTGTTGATACATTAACCCCTGGAAAAGAAACACATTGAATTTGCATAGTGTGTGATTTTAAAAGTTAATAATTATTCGGTAATGATAATAACTCTAAATACTTTTGGTACTTTCTATCCAGATAAACTGTGGCATCTTTATACAGTAAATTCATTATTTGCATTGCTGGTTTTCCTGTAGAATCCATACTATATAACTCATTTTCTCTTGGGGCTTTCTTTGTATTAGATGCACATGTTATACCCGATATCTTTATAAAATTTAAGAACTCGTCTATAGTACTATTATTACCGCTTAACCCTACTTTAGGATAATAGTAAACTTTTGCATCAGGTTTATCGTTATTAGCACCTTTGCTATGTGAAAGACCTACCCAACCATCACCATCAACTACCCCTCTCCAAAAATCCCTAGAATATTTTAAAAGATCATGAGGGGTTATACTATATGTTTTATTAGAAGTAAACCCTAAATCTTTTAATCTATTATAGAGTTGAGTATCTGCTACTTTTACTCTAAACATCTTACCTCCAAAAGTAATCTGCCCCTTTAGTCCTCTATTCTCTTTTTTAGGTGTACAGTCTGTAATATTTAACTGACCTCCTAAAAACTGGTTAAACTTTTCTAAATGACCTTTATCTACTTCCGCAAGAGCAACCCCGACTGTTGGTGCTTTTTTTTCAATACTTCCATCTGCATACAGAAAACCTATCCAGTACAGTGATTCAGGGGTTAGAATATCAAAAGCATCACTTTTGACATATTTTATCCCCATACACAACCTTTGAGCTTCTCCTTTAGTACGAAGTATTCCCATATCTTTAATCTCTCTTCGTAAAGTACCTCTATCTGTATTCATTCTTTCAGAAACTTGAATAGCAGATAATCCCGATAAATAAAGAGCTTTCATCTCTTGTCTCTGTTCTTCTGTATATACTGTTCTTTTCATTGAACAAAGATACAAAGAGATTTTCAATTTTGTACTATACTTACTTAGTTATTTTTATAGAAATTTTTAAAAACACCCTACTTATAAGGCAGGGTGTTTGTTTTTTACAAAGATATATATAAATTATCCACCATATGCCTTTTTTGTAACGACATTGTAGGGAACTATCTTGAGTAGCTTTGTATTGTCTATTACCTGCAGACTCTTGTGATCCATAGTCATACGAACTTTGTACCCGGAGAAGTCACCAGAGCTTTGGAAACCCTTAGTACGTCCCATATAGTCAGTATCACCATTGATATACCTCCACTTAAAATCATCCTCATCACCTGCACGTTTCATTAAGAAGATGTTATCTTCCGGGTTATCTGTAATATCCCATATGATGTAACAATAAGATGATGTACGATAACCATCTACCCAGGGGTTTTCTATATCATTAGCTAGTACCGGGTCAAGTGCAGGATTAACTACAAATTTGAGGTTAGCAAGGAAAGGTATTGTATAAGATGTGTAGGCAAAACCAAAGTCCAGGTCAAGTCCTTTACGGGTAATTGCGCCAACTTCGGAAGCATTTATGATCAGACCTGAATTGATAGCCATTGTCTTAATAGCATTATTCATCTGGCGCATACCTGCAATACCTGTCTGTACGATCAACTTACGGTCAGGATCTGGACCTACAAAGTCCACCCTCCCCCTGAAGAAGTTGTAAACCTGATTCTCAATGATGTTGGGAGTAAATGTGCCGATGTTATATACAGTCTTAAATGCATTATCCATCTGCCTCCAAAGACCTACTGTAGTCCTTACCATATCAGGACCATCGGAAGTTGTTCTGCCCCCAAGACCCCACATAAGGTTATTTTCTACATCTTCTACCATTTTAGTGATAGCTGCTTGTTCTATAGAAGTAACCAGGGTCTTAGTGATCCATCCTTCTTCCATAGCCTTTGCAATTCCTGCCTGTCCTAATCTTCCTGCAGCATCTGGTATAGATACTATTGAAGGATCACGTTTATCAGTGTCATGAAGCTGCCATATCTCACGCATTGGTATACCCTTGGTTTTTACACCTTTTGCGTTCATCATAGCTTCTGCACGATTACTTATAGAGTAGGAAGCATTTGCTACACCTCCACCTACGAAGTTGTAGTACTCTCTTATACCTGTACGGGTAAATACTTCTGAGTAACGTTCCCCATAATCAACTGCCTTAACAGAAGATTTACGGAAGAAAGAAGTTTGTGGAGTAAGGTATTTGTTATCAAGATAAACACCGTTATTGTTATTCATCAACCTTACGGTATAAATGAACTCGTTATTACCTAGAGAGATGATCTCATTATCGCATACTCGCATTTCCAAACCTGACATCTTATCATAAGAGATAATGTCTGTGTAGGAAAAAGCTCTACGATTAAATGCCAACTGGAAAGGTTGACCTGCTAAACCTTTCTTGGTATTAGTAGGGTTTATGTCCCTGGTAATGTGGGGCATATCATTAATGATAGGGGAACTCCAGGTATACCGGCCCATTGGATCTTGTACTGTCTTTATGTTCTTGCCCCCGAAAGAAGACATGAGGTATAGGGGGGTTGCTGTCTGCTGCATCTGAGACCAGTACTCTATGATACCAAGATCATCAGGTTTAGCATTTTGCATAATATTGTACAGGTGATAACTGTCAATATTAGCTCCGAGATCATAGACCTTATCACGGAAGAATACCGAATTTAAATTTTGGGACGGCGTTGCCATTTTTATATATATTTAAGTTGTGATTAATTAACTTTTCTGAGTACATTTGATTGATTAGGAATACGTTTAACAACTTTTTCAGGTTGAGCAGGTTGTTCAGATGTACCAAGACCCTGGTTCAATTTTACCAGTTTAGTAATCTTTTCTGCAGCAGCACTCTCACCTTGTGAACGAATAGCAGTAAGAGCAGCTTTTTTGTCATTCAATATCCAACTAGCTATCATAACTGCTTCATAATCAGGTTCTACATACTGGGCTTTTTCTAAACCATACCCTAGGTAGTTAACTGGTTTACCACTCCAGGGGCCAGGTACTGTAGATACCATGTTATTACCAAGCTCCCGGGCAAACTTTTTATCTAGTTTTACACCAGCTAGTTCGTTCTTTTCCAAGGTTTGGAAAACGTTATTTGAGTAAAATTGTGCTAGTTTTGCCTGTTGCTGTTTTTGTTCTTCTGCTACCCTGATATGAGCTTCTACCTGTTGTTTCTGCATGTTATCCAGTGCAGGTTTGAACTCAGTAGCTTTTTTAGCTATTTTGTTGGCATCTTTCCAATCTTCAATCTGTTCTGCTATTTGATCTTCTGTACCAAACCCTGTAGCCTGCAGGTAGTTACGGGCAATTAATACCTGGTCTTCTTCTTTAGCAGGATCAAGTGCCTTAACTTCTTCTACATGAGAAAGTGCCCGGAAAAGTCCTTTTAAGTCCTGTCCACCTTCCGCAACATATGCAGCAGCATATTGTAATTCGTCAGGGAGAGAGTCGAAGAACTCTTTAGGTGTTTGTGCCCGTAGTTCATCTTCTTTAGCTTTCCAGTTACTATCTAGTATGCCATGAAGTTCTTTTTCAGGAAGAGTAGCAAGATATTGTTCTACCGTTTGTTTCTTAGCATCGAAAGGTGCATCATCAGGTATACCAAATTCATTAGCTTCTATCTTTTGTGCCAGGTAGGACACCATAGCATTTTTATCAGTCTTAGGACGACCAGCTTTTTCAGCAGCTTCAGGAGTTTCAACTACTGAAGTATCTACCAGTTGGTTACTGGCATCATCTAATACATTAGCAAGTTTCTTATCATCAATTGTTTCAACTTCTGCAACAGGAGTTTTAGTATCAGCTACTACTTTCTTTTCTGGTTCAGGGGTGTCTAATGCCTTAGAAGCATCATTATCCAGTAATATGTTAGTAGGTTGAGCAGCTTCTGCAATCAGTACATCTTCTGCCCCTGTACCAAACATTCCGTCCAGTGCACTCAAATCAACTGATTCGGATAAAATCATTGTATCATTCCTCATAAATGTTTTTGCTGTTGATGATATAAATGTAGATACTCTTTTTATATCAATACACCTTACAGATGTATGAGCGAAGGAGTTTGTTTTATCCCATTACTGATAATAACTTATTTTAACAATAAATAAGCCCCATGTAGTTAAACATGGGGCTGGTTGTGTGTGCTGAAATGGGAATTACTTACTCTTACTGTCTTTAACTTTAACTTTATGGGCTATTTGAGTACTCTTTAACTGTTCTTTGGTTCTATTCTCTTCAGCATTGATCTTCTGTTTAGTTAGTTGCTGATCTACTTCTTTCTGTTTAGACCCCACTACAAACTTCTGTTTCTCCAGGTCCATCTTATCTGTATGTTGCTGTTGACTCTGCTGTATTTTAGCAGTTGCTAATTGATAAGCATCTTCTCCTGCTTGTGGAGGGTTTGATCCGGCTGCTTTTGCAGCAGCAAGTAATTCAGTTTCTCTCCATTTTTCTTCTCTGTCTTTCTCATTCTCTCCAGCTTCAAACTCTTGTTTCATCTGTAGTAATTGTTGCTGGTGTTGTTGTTCTGCCTGTGCTTCCTGTTGTTGCGCCTGTTGTTGTGCTTGTTTTTCCTGTATAACTTTCTGCTGGATAGTATCTATAGTATTATTTAAGATAGATAATACAGGAATTTGTATGGCCTTAATTTTATCAAAGATGTCTATACCGCTGCTATCGTTTACCAACATCTGTTCAATCTTCTGCATGATGAACCGTGAGTTTACAGTAGTCTTGGCTTTAACATTAAAATCTCTACCCATCAACTTAGTTCCATCTATTTCAAAGAAAGCCTTTTCGTCCCCCTGAGTGATATACTGTAACCTCAAAGAAGGATTGGTAGAATTATAGTACTGGGCAAGATCTGTACGCATCTGGTGTACTCTTGGCATAAGTTCATCACAGTGTTGCGAGAATAGATATTCTGTATGTGAATAGGAAGCAGCTTTTGCCTGGTTAATCCCTGTAGCAGTTTGTTCCTGATCAATAGGCGTTCCTGTTCTGGTAGGGTTCATACCTACAGAGTCAAGACCTGACATCTTAAACCAATCAGATATTTTCATAAGGCCAAGTAATCGTTCTGTCTGGGAAAGATCCAATCGTTGCATATGACCTTCCCTAATAGGATTACCTTCTTTATCCCTAATAGAAGCAAGTGGAAGTATTTGACCATTCTTCATTACTGTAATTGCACTAGCTAAGTTATTTGGTCCCCAATCTTCCCCAAGAGACTGTTTAGGGAGTGAGTTAGGATCAAGAGTAAGGATAACACCGTAGTCATTAACCATAGTGTCCTGGATAAGGTTATTTGCCATATTATAACCTATCTGCCAAGGCTTTAGGTTATCCATCATTGACCTACTCTTAGTATTGTGGTCATTAAATATTCTCCCCTCTACAGGTAACTTACACCCATAAATGTTGTTGTCTCCTTTGAACTGGAAAGGTAACCTCCCCGGTACAGGTGTGTTAATGCCCAGATAGATAGGTGCAAATTCTGCAGAGGTTCCTTGCCATCCAATTGCAGGAGCATTGGTTCCTATCCGCACTCCCCCCCATGTCTCATTAACCCATAGGGGGTCAAGATGTTCACCATATACCAAATTCGCTTTACTCTTTTCTTTAAAGAGTACTGTGTTATACATAGGTTTTACAGTTACCTTGTAGTCTTCTCCCACAATATCTGTAAATAAATTACCCTGATCATCAACTTTAGTTAAGTGAAAAAATTTGCGCTCTGTTTTCCAGTAAATAGTAGAAATACGTAAAAGAAACTCACCATTGATATTAACAAGGTCTTCACCTTCATTGAGTATCTGTTTAGTAATATCCCCCCCAAAACCAACATCATCTAATACAGACATAGCCTGTCTCATACCTATACCCGGCCCTGTTCGGTTCCAGTCATAACTTTTATGACCATCCCAATACTGATCAGGTTCTTTACCATCAAGTGCATACCCGGCAGCTCTTGCACCATGAATAGTGTTAAGCGTTAACAACTGTTCTTCACTCATCATCCATCCATACTTATCTACAGTATCGGGGACGGTAAGATAATCTATACATCCTACCCAGGCGGCATCTGATATATATCGTACAGAAGGACTCTTTCTATAAAATACTTGTGGAGGGTTCCACGTTTCTATACAGTAGTCATTATCCATCATCCGGAAGTGCCAGAACTCCCGGTCAGTAATGAGCATGTTCCTGAAATTAACTCTCTCTAACTCAGGTATGGTAAATCGTTCATTATCTACCTGCATTTGGTGTTCTGCCCATTCCTGGTAGATATTACGATAACTCTTGTTGTAGTATTTTTGTATTTCTGGTAATGACTGAATAGTCTTAGGGTCCATCATCTGTTTCCCTTGTTCGCTATCGGGGGAAAGACCCATTTGCTGCAACTTCATTAATTGGTTAATAGCTGCTTTTGCCTCTAGTGCTTTTTCTATATCTGCCCTTTTAGCTTCCAGCATTTCATTAACCCCTATATCACTCTTATCATCAAATGTCATATGAGATGCTCTTTTAGCAAACTCATCAGTAAGAATGTTTATAACAGTACTTGCAAAAGGATAGTTCTTAAGTTCCATAGACTCAAGTTCTTTTCCGGCATGTTCTTCAAGAGCATCGATCATATCCGCATACTCATTATCCATTCGGATATAGTCGTTCTTCTCTATCTCCCCTATAGCAAGTTTGTAGTTCTTGAGCATCCAGTTAGCGTTTTGCCGTAACTGTTTTAGACCCTGCCAGTCTACATAAGATAGCATCTGTGCTGCCCATTCTGCATCCTTTTCTTTGTTGGGAAGGAATTGAAGTGGCTGGTAGAAGCCCGAAGAGACGCCTAACTGTTTGAGTTTCTTACCTTGCTTTAACTGATACCCGCTAATTATCTCCATAGTAATTACTTTTATAATGCTTTATAATCTTTTAAATATAAAAAATCCGAATCTCCTCTTTTGATTCTGGCTATTAAAGTAGTTAATTTTACATTTAAATGTATTGATAATTCGGTTAATGAAACATATATCTCTTTAGTTTTTATATTTATTACCCCTTTGGCAGATCCTGTTATAGCTAAAAGATTACCGTTTTTAAATTCTTCTTTAGCTGCACTTATCTTATTTATTCGTTTTGATATAGTCTCTTGAGATTGTACATGACCAATTCTAGTTTGGCGTAATCGCTCTTTTTGTTCTTCTGATAAAACTGGAGGGGATAATCTATATTTTTCTTTTAATGTTGCTATTCTTTTTGCTTGAGATTCAGGGCTTAATTTTTTACCCATGTGACTATCAACTAATTTTTTTATTGTTTCTTCGGAATGAGTATACCCCTTTAACCCTTCCCCTCCATCTGTAATATTAGATAAGCACCCTGTATTATTACATATTTTTCCATAGAGTTTTATTAACTCAATTTCTTTTTGTTTAATAAATTCATAATCATCTGACTCTAATAGAATTTCTATATCGTAATCAGTTTTGTTTACTATTCTTTTGAAGATATTATTATTACTTATATGTTTAGAAGTAGCTCTATAGTAAGTGTAATAATTGATATCGTCTTTATTTTTAGTACCTAATCCTATATAAAAAGGTTCATTTTTATCTCTTCTAATATATCTGTATATATAATGACGTCCAAAATTTACAATTGGATTATTCTGCATGGAAAAGTAAGTTTAAAAGTTATCTTCTACCAATACTTTTAAAAGGATTAACCTTTGCTCTGTTCATTGCTGAACCTGGTCTACCTACACTTTTTAAAAAAGTATTTCTATCAAAATTAGGTATTTTTTGTTTATTCGTACTTTCTTCTTTCCGTTCTATCTTTTTTCTGATACCTTTAGCTTCTTGTATTTTAGCAAATGCCATCAGCGCACAGTAGGAAGATAGCCTGTCAAAGTTTCCTTTATCCTGGTATTGTTGCATCTCTCTAAGTAACCATATGAAAGATATTCTTTCTACACCATACTTAATCTTAGTTATCTCCCCTGTATCACTTGTTTCATGTCCTAGTTCTTCTGAAAGATAGTTAATACCATACTCTAGTAATTTTTTCCAAAGTGCTGGTGTTCTGGTATATCCATACTTTTGAAATACATTTTGTTTAACATCGAGTTCTTTATCAAATAACATCTCTGATGCCGGAACTAAATACTTTGCTCTTTTCTTAGCGATCATGTAGTTGATAAAGGATGTTTTATTATTCTCTGAAAGAGTCCATGCATTATATAACTCTACCAGCATAGATATCTGTTCATTCGTTTCGTTAGGATCATCGTATCTACATACTAGTTCTGCTACTAGTTTACCCCCCTCGAGAAAAGTAGTGCTTGACCCTTCGGCATCTATTCTAACCACTTCTACTGGGGTAGCATAGATATATACAGATGCTAATGAATCACTGGTATCTGAACGGCCAACTTCTATAGGGTCTACAGAAGCATAGTGGTTACCCCATGCAGGATTTTCCCCAGGAAACTGATGTATAACTACACAGCCTCTTTTATCTGAAGCTGTTCTGGATATAGGGTATGGGCAAGGTTGTCGTTTACTATCTTTATATGTTATCTTATTTTCATCAGTACGTTCAAGATCAACATACTTAAGATAAACAGATCCTTCTTCGATCTTCTTAACTTGCCGTGTAGTATGTTTTACAGGGAAGACAGATACAGTTCTTATAGCAAAGGCTTCTTTGATATTCCTGGGTCTTTGAGAAACCTCTAGTTGAAAAGCCTCTGGTGCTTTTTCTTTCTCAATTCTTGCATACTCATTGTCCAGGTATTCAAGAGCTTCCTTAACTAAGGAATTCCCAAACTTATCTATGAATGGAGGCATGGACCATTGTTCCGGAATAAACAAACCTGTTTCTCCTTCTGTGCCATTCTCATCTAATAAGTTTGTATATACAGGATAAAAATCATTAGCTACAGGATGTAGTAAAAACTCTTTAAGAGGATTGCACTGGGATAGATCACCTACTGACCCCCCAATGACAAAGATACCTGATGTGAGGGCACCTTCTCTCATAGCTTGTCTCATAAAACCATAAGTAGTATCCGCAGTAGGTGCTATGCCTCCTTCTTCATAATCGAATTCATCAGTTGCCCCCGCTACACCAGATACAGGGTCTTTATCCATAGATACCCCGGTAATAGTAGCCATAGTACCTATCTGCACTTTTCTACCATCAACAGTTTTAGTTTCTACTTTCTGTTGCCAGGAAAATTCTTTATCTGGTAAGTTAGTACAACTCCATGCAGTTTCTTTATTGGTAAAGTTGTGATATTCAGCAAGAAACTTCCAACAACCATTGGTGGCATTGATGTACTTTTTATCAGAGGCAGCTATCTTACCCACAAAACCTTCTTCAAAAAGATACTTGTTATAGATACGACACATATGAAAATATGTCCATGCTACTTGTCTCTTTTTTAGACATACCACATTTTTGTCATTCAGTTCAGCTAATATCTCATACAAGGCTATATGATAATGCACATCACGTATCTCGGGGAACTCAAATTTCTTGGCAACTTTAAAGTATATCCTTAGGAAATTTATCCAATGATAGTAGAACCTGGGGAGATACCATACATCACCTTTACCATTTTTGAAAATAACCCCTTTACGGCATTTCTCTTTCTCTGTATCCCAGTATTCAATAAAGTCCTGCGATCCTTCAGGTGCTTCACAGAACATTTTCTTCTTCTGGAAAGTTCTTGCTTGTTCGTTGAAAAGATATGCAGTTTCATCAAAGTTGTATAATCCAGGTTCTTTAAATAAACTCTTTACAAAGTCTCTGAAAGCAACTCTATCAGGAAATATAGTATATTCCCATACACCCGCGTTATAGGTAGGTATCTTATATCTAGCCATTATATAAACTGCAGCGAAGTAATTTTACACTGCTTTTGGGGATATCATGTATCTTTAGTAACTCGTCCAGGGCATTATCATTATCTATACCCATAACTGTTTCATCTATGGTCATCCCCGCAAAGTAGAACATATGATTATCAAGTACTTCTACCGATATGCTATATGGTTGTTTATCCATGATTAACTTGTTTATCTATAGAAAACTCTACTTTTCCGGATATACTATCTCCTTTAGATATATCTGGAAATTCTCCTACACTTCTGGATATTACATAGAGCCGTGTCATTGGTTGAAAGTACTTCAGTTGAAGATTATATACATTAAACCCTTTTCCAAGTATAGTACAGGTAATCCAATCATTATAAATATTTTCTATACGATACTGTGCCCCAGTCATCTTATCATAAGTTATCACATCCTGTTCCTGTAGATGATGACCAGGTAATATTTGAAATTCTATAGTATCTGTTTTACCTGTGTCTATTATCGCTTTAACTAAACGGTTGTTCATATAGTTTTATTTTAATTGATTACTTATTTACTTGTTTATCTATCCAACTATAGAGTAGTTTCATCCCCTCTATAAGTGGTTGTGTTGGTGACCAATTCAATCGTTGTTTGATAAGATCGTTATTACTATTCCTCCCCCTAACACCTTCAGGGCCAGGAATGTTACTAATAATTACGTTCTTCTCGGATATACCTATAACCATTTCAGCAAGATCATTTATAGAGATCATCTCATCACTACCTATGTTAAGTATATCTGTACAATCACTTCTCATCAATCTGATTATTCCCTCTACACATTCATCTATATAAAGAAATGAACGGGTCTGTTTACCATCTCCCCAAATGTCAATCCACACAGGTGCTTCAAAGTCTATACCATCTCCGGCAATTCTACCATTTGTTCCTTCTATAACTTTAGCAACTTTACGACATATAGCTGCAGGTGCTTTCTCCTTACCATTATTCCAGGTAGTTTCTGGACCAAAGATATTATGAAAACGTGCTATCCTAACAGTTAATCCATAGTTACGCTCAAAAGCTTTGTAAAGTCTCTCACTAAAAATCTTCTCCCATCCATATTCACTATCGGGTGCAGCAGGGTATATAGAATCTTCTGAACACTTTGGGTTATCCGGATCAGTTTGATTATATGCAGGATAGGCACATGCAGAACTGCTATAAAATACTCTACCTACTTTTCTTTTAACTGCTTCATTAGCAACATTCAAATTGATCATAGCAGAATTATGCATTACATTAGCATCATTTTCTCCTGTGAATATATACCCGGCACCCCCCATGTCACAGGCTAATGTATAACATTCATCGATATGTATTCCTGAAAACACTTTAGCTACTTGTAACGGATCTCGTAAATCAGCCTGTATATACTCGCTACAATACTCTTCCTGTGAAAAATATTCATTTTCCTGTTTAATATCAGCTACCCTTATATAATTACCTTCCTGTAGTAATCTTTTAGCTAAATGTGATCCTATAAATCCTGCCCCTCCTGTTATTAATATATTCATATAGTTTGTATTTTTTGTTCTCGTTTATTTTGTTCTCTTTCATATGCTTTTTGTCTCATCTTTTCTATAGTTTCTGGTTTTAACTTCTTTCCCCAGTTTGGATGCTTATCACCAGAGATCGCCAATGATGCAGTTCTACAGTATTCTTCAGACATCTTTTTTCCTTTATTCCACGCAGTTTGACCTTTGTGTGACTCAGATGACTTTTTTCTTGTTTCTTCAGAAACAACCTTTCCTTTATGTGTTCTACTTATACACTCTTTCTCATAGTCAGTTCTTGGTATTCCTTTCATCTGCTTACTTGTAGATTCTGCTATCTTTCGTATTGTTTCTTCTGAGTATATACCTATCTTTCCAAAATTCCACGGTGTCTTACCAATTAATCCTTCTGATATTTTTTTCTTTGTTTCTTCACTTGGGTTGGTTAGACCATCCCCACCATCTGTCAAATTACATAATGGTCCTAGTTTCATATCCTCTCTACCTATCTTTCGTATAATATCTATTTCCATTATTAGAGAATCTTTTTCTGATAACCCATCAGCTATATGAATTATAATTGGTTGAAGTTCATCTCTAAGGATTGCCTTTATCTTATTTGATTTATGCGAATTCTTTACACTTTTATAGTGTACTTTATTTACATGATCGTGTGATCTCTTTCCTTGGCCTTTACCTACATAAAATGGTTCATGTCCTAGAACTACATTATCGTATATATACTGCCCAGGCTTTCTTGGGTCAAGATATATATAAACATAAAACACATTTTTCATAAGTTCATATATTTTCGTTTATCATAAAACTGTCCCCCCAACCATGATTGCCACTCATCACTTTCTCTCTTACAACAAATCCAAAGGTAGCAAGATATTCTTTAAGTTCTGGATATAATGCACAATTTTGATAAAGAGAAAGATCATTTACTTCTATGTATAACCATTTAACTTTGTTTAATAACTCACCAAACCCCTTGAGACAAAGTAGTTCTGCTCCCTGGATATCGATGTTTACAAAAGGATAGTCATCAATATTTAATAAGTTATTCTGAAATAAGGTATCAAGTCGCTTGGTCTTAAGAGTAATATCCTGTACATAGTGGACCTCAGGATGTGCCTGAATATGCGTACCGAGAGCAAGAATAGAACTACTCTGTCCTTGGTTATTAGCTATATGAAAAGTTACCTCTTCATCATCTGTATCTGTCAGACAATCATTGAAGATTAAATGGTTAGAATAGGGTTGTAAATTTCCTATCAGATTCATTATCAATCCAGGGTCTGCTTCTACCCATACAGTTTTATTGACCCCATTAGAGTAGTAGTCAGGTGCTTCTTGTCCAACGTTAGCTCCTATATGTATTACACCTTTTGGTAATATGTTGTACTTCTGTATTAGTTCCTTATATGGTATAAGCATTATTTAATGTTTTATAAAGTAAGCACCTGTATCCATTATGTCATTCTCTGGTATGAGAACTATCTCTGAGTAGTCATAACCTTTTTCCTTTAGAAAATCCCTACACGCTTTTTCTACCTGGTAATCAGGAGATAAGTAATCATGCATTGCAATTAACCCTCCTGATATAACTTTTGGGTAATAAGCAATCAGGTCTTTAGTAACTCCTTCATAACTATGATCTGCATCTACATATACCATAGATAAAGAACTATCAGGTATCTGGTCTGCCATTGTAGATGTATCCCCCCGGAGCATGATATACTTTTGAGGTCTGTTATCATACATTGCCATACGATCTATTACCTGCAGGACATTGGTATCATGCCACTCTTGGGTAAACCCCCCATCACCACTTTGTCCTTCTATAGTCTCCCATTTATCCACCAGATAAAGTAGTTCAGCTCCCCAATCCATAATAGTTTTAGCGAAGAGTCCTTCTGCAACGCCGAGTTCACATATTATCAATGGTAAGTTCATGCTCTTTAGCAAATCTCCTAATTGATCTCTATATCTTATTTTCATAAATGTTCTTTATACCAATGATCGCCTAAGTTAGAAAATACCGAAAATCTTGTCATACCTGTACCGATGTTACTTTCGTTATCCCTTTGTATCACACACCCCGGGTTGAAAGCATATGTGTATAGTTGTGGCTGTAGTAATATCATAGTCCAGTCTATACCCATAGAACGGTACATGTTCTGGTCAAGAGAATCCAGGATATGAGCTAATCTGTCCTTGTTTACTATATATGCATATGTACTCCAGCAACCATAGGTACGAACTATCAGGGGGTCATCTGTTGGTTCCCAATCACAGTCTTTATCGCATCCGCACATTAACAGATCAGCATGGGTGTGTTTACCATTTTCTCTTTTGTGCCAGGTAGGTTCTTTATGGTATGTCCCCCCTAACCACATAATATCCCACTGGTGGTCAGTAAGAAATTCTTCCATGTGCCGTAGTCTATCTTGTATATCATCACAGAAGATTAGGTCATCTTCCATTACAAAAGCATGTTTTCCTTGTTCTAAAGCCTTCTTCATGATCTCTACCTGACTTTCCCAACAACCAGTAGCACCTTTGGTCCTGTTCCACATAACCGCTATCTCATCCCATCTTCTTCTTTCCCTAACCTCATCTGGTAAAAAACCTCTTTGTCTTTCTGCAGATATACCGGCCTTAACTAACTGATCTTCCATAAGTACTTTCCGGTCAGGTCTGTTATCCAGGTTCACATAACTTGTGTACGTAGTCTCGGGAGTAAGTGTTAGCAACTCCCATTTGTGAAAAGCAAAAGTTTCCAGTTTCTTCTGTTCAGGAGTGTTGTTCTCTTTAGAGAAATACTTAGCTATTTCTAAAGGGGCAAATGTCATACCTGCTCCCAGGAAATATGGACGGTAATGTGCAGTAATTTGTGTGTCTTCATTATAAGAACCATTGTATTCTTTCCAGGGGAGATTTAACTTACTTGGTAACTCTAGTAATCTTTTACTCCGGACAGATACAGAATTACCCACTCTAACCTCTTCACCATAGATATCGAAGATAGTATTAGGTAAAAAGGGTGCGCCACAATAGTCATAGTTTAGAAACTCATCTTTCCAAAGATCAGGTCTGATAACATATCCATCAGGATGAATTAAAAGTACAAATTCTGTATCTATATACTTGTGTAGGTCATAGAAGATAAACTTGTTCCAATCATCTATATGTCTGAAAATAGTTCCAATGTTAACAATACTAATACCATTATCTTCTTCAAAAGTGGCTCCTACACTTGTAAGTAACTTAACCTCACCAAATTTAATACCTACAGAACTTTTTATAAGAGCATCTACAGCACCAGTTATATCGTTAGTACTTACACAAATAAGAGTAACGTTAGGCAAACTTTTCATTAGAAATCTAGTTGGATAAATGAAGAATGTATAAAGTTAGCATTAGCTCCTGAAAATACATAATCTTTTGGAGGTATTATTATTTGTTTATTGGGGTTACGATTGAGATAAGCTGCAACAAATCCGAAAGTAGAGTAGCACAATATCTGGTGTTCACACCCCGAGAGTGAAATAAGATCGTCTAGTTCGCTGGTGGCATTTGAGAATAATAAGTTTATATCTTTTGGTAAAAGATGAGTCAGGTTCTCTTCGCACCATTTCATATCATCACTGAAGACAATGAAATCTTCATATCCTTTATCTGCAAAGTATCTGATAGCTTTTCTATAATACTCGATAGGTATCTCAGGATGTTTATCTGTAAGTTGAAGAAAATCCCCGCGACGAAAGTGTAGTCCTACACATCCTTCTTTCTTCTGATAAGGTAAGTTGAACTTCTCTAAAATGTAGTCACGTTCCGAATCAAAGTATTCAAAACTCTGCCAATAACCTATAAACTTAGTATTATCCATACGAGGGATATCCTGGTATGAAGGAGTATTGTAGGTAAATGTACCGTCCCCTTTAGGAGTAGCATGTGTAGTAAGTTCGTGGTACTCTGCAAAACCTGGTAACTCAGGCCCATTTGCCATTGAGGGGAAGTACATCTTTCTACCATCACAATGATATGCCACATCAGGTATATAGTATTCAAGGTTATTCTTTTTAGCATATGCTAACATATGAGAAATAATGTAGAATTGATTTCCTGCGCGGCCTTGAAGTGTTGTAGTGATCATAAGTTAGCAATTTTATCTATTATCGATTGATGAAAACCCGATGGTGTTTTATGCACATTAGTAGTATAGTGGGATGCATGACCTACCCTATGTTCATATTCTAACCCCGGCACAAAGTAATACTTATTTCCCTGTTCTAATAATCTGTAGGCTAAATAGATAGAATCACTTGTTACGGGAATAATATCCGGGTTAAACGCGTTAAGGTAAGTATTCTTGTTTATAAAGAAGTTCATTGCGTTAAGCGCAGTAGTGAACTTATCATCTTGTATATAATCTTTAGCGTTTGCTTTATCAATAAACTTCCCCGCAAGGTGAGTAAAATTAAAATGGGGTTTAGCAAATACTGGTTGATAGATAGTATCTTCCTCCCATCTGGGAATAGAGAAGAGAGCATCTAGGTAATCTATTCCTATGATATTATCACTATCAAGAAGTATACACCAGTCATTAGTAGCATGAGAAATGGCTATCTGTTTATTCTTGTAACAGTCCTGGTTAGCATCATTCCTAAACAACTTGATCTTGTTCTGTTGACTATCTGAACAAAATCCCCACCATGTCCAAAACTGTCCCCATGAACCGTCAGTACTGCAGTCATCGACTATAACTATCTCATCAACTCTTACATCATCTACTACCTGAGCAAATGATTCTAAGGTCATCTCGTAACGATTGTATGTCGGAATTACAATAGATAAAGTCCTTGTGTTATCCATTTGTTCTAACTTTTATGTGTGTATAGTTACTATCTTTTTCAATAGACATAATATCGTACATATTTGTAATAGTACTTAGTCCTTCTGTAAAATCTCTCCCTGCAGCAAGTACCCGTAAGTTGTGTTGATACTCATCTTCTCTCTTTGGTCTTGGGTGAGCAAAACATTCAAACCTGCCATTCTTAGTAGATGGTGTAATACCTTTCTTTATAAAAGATCGGTATAGTAAATCATCTTCTCCCCCATACCCCTTAAACAGGTTAGAAAATCCGTTCACTAGCTGGTAATGTTCTTTAGATAATATAACTACCCCCCCAAAGAAAGTAGGGTAGGTTAACCTGTAGTCAAATTGAGATGATTCCCCCGCGATCATAGTAGGTACAGGGCAATAGGAATAGTCTACCTTCCCCACTACAGGTATGAAATCAACATCATGTAGTATTAAGTACTTATGGTCTTTAGCAAGTAATTCGTAACCAATATTAAAGAGCAATCCTTTGTTCCAGGGAGAATTACCAATATCTTCTATAACAGCTATGTGCATACCGGGGTAATGTTTCTGTACATGGAGTAAGAAACAAGATAAATGTGTAGGGCGATTCCTATAAGCTACTAATACTAGTGGGGACATGTTTTTGAGATAACCAGTTTAAGTAATGTTGTTTAGTAGTAGCAATCTTTGGGTCAGCATGGTCAAAATAATACTTCTCTTCTTCTGTAAGATTAGTCCAGTCACTATACCAGTCAAGATGAGTAATAGGGTAATCAGCTAGTCTTATAGCATTATACTGAAAAGGTAATTCCGGTTTAACTATACAGAAGGTAGTATCTACAGGAGCAGAAAAAATGTTGTGTCTGGGGTGAGGTATCTTAGTTAACCAGTATTTACGCTCAATAGGTTCTATGATAGGTTTAAGAATAGGGTTAGTAATATTACTAAACCTTATGGCAAGACCTACTTTGTTCTCTCTGGTGTACTTACCTAGTTCTATCATCTCTTTTATAAAACCTGCAGGTGTATCAGGGTCAAGAGCAATATCACTATCTGTAACTACTACCCAGGGAGAAGAAAAGTTTTTTATGAAACTATTCTCCCATATACCTTTATGACCAATGTTATTAAAATAGTGCACCATCTTTTCATTCTCCCTATACCATTCTAGTAATGGGGGGTACGTACTACCAAGATCGATTATGTGAATACCTTCTCCATACCCTAACTCTACTAACTTTTTACAGAGAGCTTTTGTACAAGTTAATCGATCACGATTGAGAATCAGAATAGGTATCATAAATTAGTTATGTATAGTTAATACCCCGTTTATCTTTTTAATATTCTTAAGCAATCCTGATCGTAAACAATCCTGAATGAATAACCAATCACTACAATATTCAGTAGGATAATTAATACCAATTTCTTTAGCTATAGAGGTCTTTATACAGAAATTCCCCCAGTCTAGTTTTGACCATTCTAACTTACTATCCAGTACCTGACAAGGCCCCACGAGATGGTTAATGCTGTTCCAGAGTACTAAGTCGGGTTCTTCTACTAATACTCTTTGTATATATTCTACTGCCTGGGATAAAAAATAATCCTGAATACTTGTCTGAAGGATATAGTCGGTAGTGCAATCTTCTATAGCCTTTTGTCTATTATGTGCCCCCCAACAGTTAGTATTAACCGGAGATTCCATATACCTAATATTCTGAAGTCCTAGAAACTCATCTCCCATATCTCTTTCAGAAGGACCATTATGAAATACTATAGCTTCAAAGTCTTGACAAGTTTGGTTAAGCATTGAAGGTACAAAAATACATTCTTGCCATTTCTCATTAAATGCTGTAGCAACTATAGTTAGTGTTTTCATTCTTCTTCCTTATCTTCTTTACTATTAACATATGTAGGTAATTGATCATACCTTACCTTAACATTTCCGCGAACCTTAGACTGTTCTTCTTTAAGTATCTCACCAACTTTGTTAAGTATCTCTACATACTCAAGACCCTGTTTCATAAATCTGTCAATAGCCATTGCGTTACTATCTTTACCTTCTGTTATCTCGGTAATATCTAAATAGTTGGCTATCTTTTCTACCATCTTCTTCTGTCCTCTCCACATACGAAGTGTAGGAGTTTCATACATGATACGGCATTTCTCTATAGTTTCCAGGATATGCAGATCTTCAGGATAGAACTCAGGTTTGAGATCAAGTAGTATTACCTCTTCCCTTTTATCTTCCGGAAGTTGTACATATGGGTTCATAGTACTATCCGGACAAGTCATGTAGAAGATATATTTGTATATCTCTAAGTAATGCCCCGGAAAGTCATCCATAACTCTTTTCAACCAAGGTATTGCATAACAATGTACCGAGGGCTTAACAGTCTTTTCAGAAACATCAAATAGGTTAATCATACTAGTTCATTAAACTTTCTAAAACCTGCATACGTACTTTATTCCACTTGGGTAATGAGTATTCTTCTCTTATCCAACTACCCATCTGCATACCTCTTTCTTTTGCCCAATCCTTTTCCTTAATAGACTTCCTGATATACTTTAACCAATCATCCTGTGTCTCTACAAAACATACCCCCTCACAAGGACGCAAATCACTGTAAGGGCTAACATTACTACAGATAGCGGGGATATCTCTGGTAGCAAGTTCCAGTAGTTTCAACTCACTTATATAGGAGTGCCAACTACTATCTGTAAGAGGGACAAGCCCTACATCGGCGTGATCATAATGATGCATATATTCCCATAGAGGAAGAGTAGGTAAAATCTTGTAACTACCTGTATGTGAGAAGATCAGTTTCATATGATCGTATGGCCCGGTAATGTTCTCTAAGTTAAAATTACTATTATTCTTATCCCTATCTTCTTTAGTATGGAATTTCTTAGCAACTGATTTTTCATACCCCGCCAGGATGAACTGTGCGTTGTTCCTGATATACGGATCAGAGCCTATCTTCTTAAACTTACCCTCTAGTAGTTTTACATCAGCTAAGTGACCTACCCCACCAGCATAAAGGAAAGACATCTTATCAGTAACTATCTTTTCTCCTGGTGCAAATTGACCATCCCCGAAAGGTAGTGCATTTGGTATCACTACTGTATTCTTATTAAGCTCTCTTACCTTCTCCTGTAACCGCATAGAAGTACAGATAACTAAGTTGGCTATCTTTATATGTTCTTCAGTAAGTTTATCATTACCACTACCATTCCATTGTGGGGCGTAGGGATTACCGGGGGGAAGTATCCAATAGTCGTCTATATCTACTACTATTTTCATACCCTGTGCCTGCAGTTGTTTTAATACTTCTACAGGAGTGGCAATACATTTGTTATAGACAAGTATATCACAGTCGATAAAATGTTCATCCTGCGCTATGAATAACATTTCTATAGAATGCTTTGAACTCCATGATGGGTCTTTACCCATGTAGCTAAAAGGGAGAATGATCCTATGATATTCACATCCGCTTTTGTCTCTAACAACTAACTGTATCTTCATGGTTGTTCTATAAAGTATTTATCGAGTGAGTTATATAATTTCAAACATTCTTTAGCATCTTCAAAGAAATAATAACTAGTATCGGCAACACCGTTAAAATCTATAGATACTACATACTTATCTTCAGGGTTATCGTAAAACATTTCCACACTAGTGATATCACTTCTCTTTCTTCTCCAACGGTAATTACTTTTCTTTTCTTTCCATTGTATATCTTCCTCTTCTTTGGTGGAATAGTCCGCTACTACTTTGTAGAAGATAAAACGCTCAGATAGAATCAGATATGCTTCTTTACGAACAATATCCTTTCTTGTAGATAATTCACAAAGAGGAGTATCTATTCTAATATCCAAGGTTGTGTCTGTCATCAGTGCTTCTTAATAAGTGCTCTTTTCTTTGGGTCAGATATGTAGTCTATGAGTTTTACCACATCCCCCCGCAAGTAAGGTAGTTCTATAACTTCAATACTTTCTACAACAGGTTCGTTATTCTCATCTAGGAATGCTATTGGATAATCATACTTATCCTTTCCTGCTTCTACGAATTTTACATGATTGATCCGTAACTTCCCCGGTAGCAAAAGTGGGTTATGTTTAAGAATACAATACATATAGATAGATAACTGCAGGGCATAATGATTAAACTGACAGTCTTCAAGATGAGTAAAAGGTTGTAACATCTTTTTCTTAGTACCTTCCCAGTTGGTAAATCCTTCTCTCTTAATCTCCTTACTGGTCTTATGATCTTCAATAGTCACTATCCCTTTCTCTACCTTAACTATATCACTCTGTCCGGTAATAGCGGGTCCGGCAAGATATACTAAATGCTCTGGGTAAACCCCGTCTCGTAACCTTTGATCAGGTGCTAACTTAACTCCATCTTCTACGATGGGAGCAAATACAGTAAGTGTGGTATCTTCCAGTAACTCCTTCTCCTTTTTATTATGATACCAATGACCAAGATCAGTAGCACGTTTACTCTCCTTCTCCCAGGCCTGTAGAATATCTTCAGGACTAACCTTATACCATTTGTTAGGATAACGAGAACTAGGTACTCTTACAGAAGCCTTTGCTGCTTTCTCTATCTTATTAAAAGGTTCACAGAAAGCATGTACCAGGGTCGTAACTCCTAACCATTCTCTGTTATCGGAGATGATGGACTCATACCTGTGGTTTTCTGCTATAAATTTTACCATTAGCTTCTATTCTTAAATTGGTTCTGATACGTAACTTCATTGATTTTATTAGCCTGGTCCTGGGTAATTAACTCATCCCAAAGAGGTTCCTGCCCCATATCCTTAAGTGAACAATGACACTGCATACAAGAAGTTTTCATACCCCCCTCACACCCACATGCTGTACACCCTGGTTTACCGCTAACTACCAGTTTTTCAGAAGTACCAGTAGCATCCCAATAACCACAACTATTTGCCTCACATATACTAAGTCTTCTTGCTGCTTCTGCCTTAATCTCAGGGTCCATAGAGATGTATTCGTTATAGAACCCTTCTAGGATGTGCCCCTTATTCTCCCAGGCTTTCTGTATCTTCTCCTTCAGTGTCATGATCAGTATTTTTCTTTTGTCTGATATATTCTTTCCGCATCTCTCTGAACAGCTTCTCCCTATCCCATTCTTTATTACGATCTTCTGCCAGTTGTTCCAGTAAGGCCAGTTGTTCTTTCTTCTTGAATACAATAACCTCTGCAGTATTCTTATTGAACCTTAACCAATGCCGGAGTTCACCAATCTCGTAATCCAGCTTCTTACTCCTGATCTTAAAGTACCCCATACCTGGTACTTCTACACGAAGGTACTTCATACTACTAACCGCTTCACGTAGTTTCTTATAGAAAAAGAGAATGAGCGTCTCTAACTCTTGTTCACTTAATCCTTTCGGTAACTGATGCTCATTTATTTGATAATAATCATGTATGTGATCTTTTACCTTCTTCGGTATCATAGTTTAGTTATCTATGTATAATCCTTTTACATCTACCATAATATTACCTTCGTTCTGTATCTGCATAGAGGGGTGTAGAAATACTTTCTTAGTTCCCCCGGTACTGGCTTGTTTGACTACCAATTCTTTCTCCTCAAACAGGTCTATCTTATTACGGGCACTCTGTGTACTTTTAAAAAGACCCATGCTCTTCATCTTCTTACAGACATCCAGTAATTCACTTACCCCCCATAGCCCAAGTAATGTCAGGCACCGCAACTCTGTATCATTAACTATCTTTCTTCCTTCTTCGGAGAATACTATACCTTTAGTATGGCAATGAAGTAGTATCTGGAAGCTGATGATCTCTTCCTTAGACATTCTACTATTACTTACATACTTCTTTATAGATATCTCACCCATTACTTATTTTCTGTTTTCAGAGCTTCTTCTTTTTCCTGAGTGTTTTTTAGATACTCTTCATGCCCTTGTTTATGCTGAGTTAAAAAGCCAAGTGCCTGCAACTCACGAACCTTTAGTTCTAACCCTAGTAATCCTGGTATAGCAGAAAGAGGTCTGCGATTTAACAAAGCATTATTCTCCAGTTGTTCTAAAAGAAGTTTATCATACTCTGCCTGTTTGCGCATTAATGGAAGGGTCTCATCAAGGAAAGCATCAACCTGTTCTTTACTCATAGGTGTCTGAGTAGGAATATTCATATCACTAACTGGTGGAGGGGGAGTACCTGCTCCTTTCTTATACTGATCCTCGATACTAACCTTCTCTGTGTCTGGGGTAAACTCTTTTGTTGCCATTTGAAATGTGTATTAATTTTTTATATGGTATTATGTTAAAAATGTTATTACCTTACAAATGTAATATGCATAATTTGAATTTCCTATCTTTACACAAAATATTTTCAAATGCTTAAGAATATTAGCAAAGTTACCGGGGATAAAGCTACAGAGATGTTTCATGTAACAGGGAAGAAGAATAGGTCTGAAGCAGAACGGCACATAGAGAATATCTTGCTGCAGTATGATGTGGAATACCAGCGGGAAATATCATTTAGAGGACTACAGTTTAGTACCGGGGGTTTTCCAAGGTTCGACTTTGTTATACACATCCCTCATATGCTTATGGGAAAGATCAAGTTTGTAATTTGGGAATACGATGGGGAGGCATCTCATACAACAGAAGAACAACAGGAGAAAGATCAGCTTAAGACACTGTTCTGTCATCAATATGGGATAAGACTTACCAGATGGAATAAGAATGACTACTTTCACCTGGAAGAAAGAATAGCCCATGAGTTTGATATGTACTGTGTTAAGAAAGTACGTGACTTATTATGGTTAGAAAGAAACCCTCCAGCATATCTACGGGGGTTTAAATAAATAAACCTACTAAGTGTTATACCTAGTAGGTTTAGTGGTTTTCGTTACACCCCATACATGTTAGGCAGCAGGAGTAGTAAGTGTTTCCGTTACTGCTGTTAATGATGCAGTTGCTGTGTTGATAGCAGCGACTATAGTGTCCCCTTGAGCAGGTGTGATAACTCCTGCCTGGTAAGTAGAGAGTGCAGTAGTAAGTGCTGTTACAGCAGTGGTCAGGTTAGTTGTTGCGGTTTCTGTATCTGAAAAAGTGGCCATGATATGTTTTTGTTTAGTAATGATGACATAAGTTGCTATGAGTATAACTACCAGCAGTATGCAGATGATGTATAACATAGGGTACAAAGATATACACTATTATGTATCTACCAAAAGAATGTTGGTATAATTTTTAAAGAATAGCTATAAACAGTTATTATGACACTTTCACTTGTAGTTATTATTGTACTGATCATCTTAATGGTAATACTTGGTCTTGGTATATTCGGGTTAATCCCCATGAGCCAGGTAGCTATTAATAGATTGTTCTTTGTACTCTTTGCTGTAATGATCCTGCTGCAGTGTTTAGGACAGTATGGGTTTTTACCAAGGACCAGGTAAAAAGAAAATACCTATCCGGAGATAGGTATTTCTATTTCAGTGTGCGGACTGAATGTAGAATCTTTAGCACATCTTTCCACCCTTCTTCATAGAAGACATTCCACCTTTTTTGTAGGTAGGGGGAGTCATTGGAGGAGCCTGTTTCTTGTTCTTAACAGGTGTTACCGGAGTTGCTGGTTTTGCTGGTTTAATATTTTTTACTGCTGCCATGATCAATGGTTTTTATTGTTAACAATAATCAAAGATATACAACTTTATCAAATTACTATACATTTTCCAAAATCTTTTCTGTTTTTGGTATAGTCTTAAACCTTGCCTCTATGTGATATTCATTGAATAGCATGTACACATCTTCCCCCTGACGTAATGCACCCATACTATTAGCTTTGAAATAGAATACAGTTACCCCCGGTAGCAAAGACTTATCTTCTACCTTGGCACCAACATTAACTATTACCCCCTTAGTTAACATAGTCTGTTTGATCTTATCTTCAGTTGTCTCGGGGAGGAGCACACCACCTTTAGTCTTAGGTAAAGATTCAGGGCAAGGTTTGATCAGTATCTTATCTGCCTGTACTTGTATGTCAAGGATATCTTCTACTTCCGGTATCATGTAGATACTCATTACTGGTTGTTCCATATATAGTATTTGTTTAGTTTACAAAAGTGTATTAGCATTTTCTACAGGGGTAAGAGATGTCTCTTTCTTTACCCGTACCAGGTTCTTCTCCAGGTATGCAGGATGATTTACATTCACCTTTTCCCTGTGAGGCTTGTGAGTAAAGAAGTGTATGATACGTTTCCACATAGTTATTTTCTTTTAGGTAAAGGGTTTTTAAAAACTTTGGGTAATTCATCTTGGTTACCTTTCTGATCTTTTAAAAACTTACTATCCATTTGATCAAGTTGTTTTAGTAACAATCTCCTATCATTACCATGTAATATCATAAATAGTAAAGGGATCATTCTCTTAGCCTGAGAAGGTTGTAACCTGTTCATATATCTATCCTCTTCCCCGGGACGAATGAAATGGATAGTGTGTAAATACGCTTCAGGGCTATTCTCTCTACCAAACCCCTCTACAAAGCAGAGATGACTTTCTTCCTGGGTATTATCCGGGTAGTCCCAGTTTCCTTTAAGAGCATCAAAGAACTTATTCATTACATCATCCCTAAGGTCACTTCTGTCAGTAGCTACAGAAGCTGTAATCATTGGCTCATTGTTAGAGTACAAATCAATTTTCAAAGTACTTTTCATGTTATTTTATGTTTTAATGACCTGGCTGAATTGCTCGAAGTCTTTTACAAATCTAAAGGTTTCTGATAATATTTCCAAACCTTTTCTAATTGCTTAGGATCTTTTATATAGAAATTCCAATCATCAGATTTAACTTCTTTACTTATAACATCTATATAAAAAGTCTTTGGTGTGAAGGGGAATTCTTTTATAAATTGTCTTGCTTGTACAGTAAACTCTACCATTCCTTCTTTGTCTACCATCCATTTAGGACCACCTTCCACATAAACAGATAGATCAGATAATGGAACTTTCAATATAGCAGATCCTCCCCAACAACTTCCTTTCTGATCCTTCCATACAATAGCATCTAAATACCAACAACCTTTATCATCTTTAAATAATGCACTACATCTTTTGTTTTGATAAAGAGTTTCTTTATTAGCATCGTATTGGGTAACATTAGACCATTCATCATTAATCCCGGTTATAGGACAGATGGGTTCTTGTAGCAATAAAGATTTAATAGCTTGGGATAAAGCAGTTGCAACATATCCTGCAGATCCCCCGGACTGACCACTCTTACCAAATGCCTCACACAAAGCAAGTATCTCTTTGGTAAACTCTTCTACTACAGGTCTGTTCTCCGGATCAGTAAATGACTTACTGAGTATAGACAATTCAGTAACAGCAAATGATTTTGTATTAGTCATAGTATTAAGTATGGTTCGCCTTGACACCAAAAGGTTAAGAAGTGAGATACAAAGATATTAAACTTTTTAATTTTTCAAAAACTTTTTCCAAAAAAATTTAGTGTGAAAATTTAGTGTGTAGGTGTGAGAGTAAACCTCCCCACATTATCTGTCTCCCTTGCTTACCCAAGAGGTCTACCCCGTAGGGTTAGATAACTATTTCTTAACAATTTAATGCTTTTTTATGAGTAACAAAAACGTTGTAACAGTAGTTGCCAACAAGAGTGGCGCAGTAGTTAGTACCAGTCCAAATAACCCGGAGTTTGGTTGGTTGTGTGTAGAGTCTATTCAACCTACCTTCCAGGGAGGGTTTTTACGGTTGGGTAAAAGGGTTGCGTTCATCGCCGGTAAGGTTGATGAGCTGAACAAGTATGTAGGGGATTTGTCCCTTGTTGCAGGTAGTGAGTTACCTGGTAAGATTGTGGTGAAGGAGTCTTTAATCCCCGTTAGTGCAACAGACGCTACTATGGGTGTTAAATATCCTAATGCTGCTGCAAAGACTCAAGGTCTTGCATGTTTGGTTGATGATCAACCAGTGTATCGTAAATCGATGTATACGCCTAACGTGGACGAACTGGATATCCTGGTTCAGCACACTAATGGGGATGAGATACGTGCCTTTATGAACGCTGGTACAAAAACCCCAACTCCGGAACAAAGACTTGCTGAATTACAGGCAATTCCTAAGGCCCAGAGGACTGCTGCACAGAAAGCTGAATTAGCTGAACTTGTAGGATAGTTGTAATATATAGAGTGTTATCTAGCAATAGGTAACACTCTATTTTATCTTTACATACAGTAACTCTGAACTTTCCGTTATATATAATCATATAGTTCAATACAACTATATGGATATAAACCCACAACGAGACAATGAAATTGCCCATATCAATGGTAATTCATATACATAACTGCATTGAAAAGTATCAAAAAAGACATTCGTAAAGACATTCGGGATCAATCATACATGCAATAGTTTGTTATATATCATAATAATTCATGTGTAGTTAATCTTATTTAAAAACATTTTGATTGTGTAAGTGATTGAGGATGAGTGAGACAGGTTTTTTATCGCCCTTTCCACTAGTTTTTACTTTCTTTACCTTTCACCTTGCTCATAAAACCTTCGGGTGAGGTAATCTTTCCATTACTGATAATAACATCGATTCGTTTCAATCATAACTTCATTAACCGTTTAACCAATCACTGGGAAGTGAATAAACATCCTTTATTTATGGCTAAGTTACTATTAGAATTGCCTTACTCTTATTGTAAAGAGGATATTGCTGAATGGTTATCAGATCGTTCATTGGTTCATTTGAAGTCTCATGGTAATCATTGGATTACTACAGGGGATGCACTGAAATCCTCTAAAGGGGTTATTGCTCGTGTTGTAGATACCTGTCGTAATGAAGTTGGTGAGCCTTTTATTACTATTGCTAATAACAAATTGTCCCGTGAGGAAATGGATGAACAATTTGATTGTCCTATATATAGTAAACCTGGTGATCCCCTTAATGCTGAAGGTCTGAGATATGTATCTGAATCTGTTGGATGGGTTGATCAGGATGAAGAATATTATTGATAGTTGACTATAAGCTAATGTAGTTGTAAAGCTACAGGGTCGAGAAAAAAGGATAGAAACCTTTCCCTCAAGTAATAGTCCAGTTCTTATGACATCTGTAACCAAGTCATAGTTTTATGTGGGAATCACTTTATCTCAAAAGTGTCCAAACAAACTTCCAGTCCGAATGCCAGTTTACTGGTATATGGTGACCTATTTTAAGGAAGGAGGGGTAGCAGCTACAGGTTCTTACCCACTTTTTAATTCATTTCTCTTAACTCTTTTTAAATCATTTTTAATTATGAAATACCTGATACAAGAATTCTACATTAAGCCGATGGTCTATTTTGATGATTCCGTTACAGTAGAACAGGTTATTGATTGGATCAATAACCATAAGGATGACGATAGGTTATGTCTTAGTGATCCTTATAGCTGTATTGCTATCATTCAGGCAGATGATGAGATTATCATTAAAGGAGATAATGACTATCATACCTATTATATTGCATCAATTGTTGTTGAAGAAATAAATACACCCATTATTCCCCGTCAGAGGGATAATGATACTGGCTGGTTTACTGATCTCCAGATAATAGCACTATTGAACCAGGTACAGGTATTCTCAAATGCTAATAATAACCAGGGTCTTTTGACTGTTACAGGTGACAATTACGGAGAACGTGCTGCTCATATACTCAACTGCTATCTGACCAGTAAATCAACACAGGAATCTCTTAGTAAGTTTCGTGGTCCACTATTAACAGATTACCCTAATGAAGTGCTGTACCCTAATTGTAGTAATAAACAATAACCTCATTCATTCATTTTATTAAACAATCAGTGGGAACTGAATAAATATCCCCTTTAGTTATGGAAAAGATAATAAAGTTTAATCCGGCATTTGATAAACGTAATCCTGACCCTTCAAAGGACTATGGTATTCATTGTATGGAGATGCATATGGTTCTTAAAGGATCATTAGGTGCTATTTCATTCTCTATCTATACAGGGTGGTATTTAGAGCACATAGATAATCATTTTGAAGCATCCGGTGCTGCTGTTTGTTATCATAGTCCTGTTGCGAAGTATGAAGATCAAACCCCTAGAGAACACAAGTGTGAGTACCTGGATGGTAATATTCCTTGCTATTCAGATTGCACCTACATAGGAGGACATGACCTATTTATAGAGTTTGTCGCTAAAGGGGAAGATTACGTATGGCAAGCCCTGGAACGTAGATATATTGGTAATTTTGGCGAACTTAAGTAATCCCCCGGACCAGTAGTGATATACTATTGCTCTGGGGGATATTTTTTAATAACTTTGTTTTTCACCTTTTTAAAGCTATTTGTTTATGAAAAAAATGATCTGGATTGGTATGATACGTCAAATACCTAATCTTAAACTAGAAGACGTTGAGAAAATGAACGAGGGTATTAAGGGTGAAGTTATTGATATGTTTGGTGCTGGTTGGGCAATAATAGGAGATAAACAAGCCCAGGATAACTTTGGTCTTATCGCAGAACATGCTAAAAGTTATGAAAAATCAGACTTTTTTAAAAAACCTGTTTTATGAAAATACTATTCCTTGACATAGATGGTGTGCTCAATTATGAGCAGTACTACACACGAGGTCGTAGAGATGCTCCTCATCCATTATCAGAAATATGTCCTGTAGCAATAGATAACTTAAACAGAATAGTGTCCGAAACAGGCTGTAAAGTAGTTATTAGTTCTACCTGGAGACATAGTGGTATACAGTATTGTATCAATGTGCTCAGAGAATGTGGGTTCACTGGTATGGTCATAGGTATAACCCCTTCACTGGATAAACATGGTGAATGGGTCTGCAGGGGCAATGAAATAGATCAGTACCTAAAGTTCCACAAATTGTATAAGTATGATAGTTATTACATAACTGATCATGACTATGCGATAATTGATGACGATAGTGATATGCTATATCGACAGCGACACAACTTCTTTGAATGTTCTCCTGTAAAGGGGTTAACTTTAGAGATAGCAGATAAAATCATTCAATTTCTTAACAATACTCAATAACTATTATGAAAAAGATATTACTGTTCTTATTCCCTAAGACTATCCAAAATATAGTTGATGATGCAATAATTAAACATCTTAGTGATTTAAAGGAAATTCATGACTATTGGGATAAAGAATATGAAGAACATTACAGGGTATGTGATTCTACATATATCCCCGAGACAGATGAAGAAAGTATGTTGTAATTTATTTAAAAACTGTTTAAAAGTAACTAATTATGCTACTACAATCAATTATACTATTCTGTGCTATATTTGTAACCCCTGCAGCAATAGTAGGAGCATACAATCTCGCAATGAATAAATACCCAGACACCAGAGACAGAAATCTCTGGACAGGTATCAAATCCATTACATGTGCTCTATGGGCAATATTCTATTATCTAAGTCATAAAAACTAAAGTACATGAAATCATGTTCTTTAACTATTGGCTACGGGGGAGAAGTAGAGATACATTTTTCTGTTTCTCCCCTTGATGAGATAAAATAGAAAGATTTTTATAACTTTACAAAAGGGGGACGATTGGTTTTGACAGCATGGAGTGAGTAAGAGTGGCGAAACAGACAATGACAATGAGTCCAAAGCGAATGTGTCAACAATAAAAGCAACATCTGAAAAGATTGCTCGTCAGAATGAAGGTGATCGCATCATAAATGCGTGTTTTGCTAATGATTTAGTTGAACTATATGACGGTTCTTTTGCTGAATCAGAATTAATAGCAGCCTAAAGTTCAAACCCACACGATATGGGTCAATAGTCGTCTAAGGGTAGGTAACAGCCGTAAAAACAAGGAACAGTTACAAAAGCATACCTGAAGACAGCAGGAATAAAACTAGTCATGATCGTAACTACTCCAGGAACACATGTTTGGACCCGGGTTCGACTCCCGGCGTCTCCACTACTGCAGTCAAATGGCTGTAAGTATTCGCCACAATAACCCCCAGATGCAGTAAGAATCGTCTGGGGGATTTTTATTCTCCCCTATAGAAGATAATAATATAAATCAATTAAATAAAATTTAAAACTGAAATAATCATGGAAGAAATAAACATAACATATTGGGATAATATAAATAAAACTCTCAAAAATGTACAGGTGCATAATTATGGATTAATTCAAGCTATAGAACAGATTAGGTACGAAAATGACTATAATATCATAGTCTTATCTGTTGAGTATAGCGATATACAAGGTACAATCAATAAATTAGCATAACGAAAACAACATCTTTACCTGTCTAGGGGAGGCTCAAAAGATACATAGGTAGAGATTAGTAATGACCCCCTATAGAAAAATAGAAATAGTATCCTAATAAGGTTAAGAAGAAAACCCCATAACTCGTTGATAGTCAATATGTATAGGTTGTGATTACATACCTAGAAAGTTGTGAATAACAAACTAATCCTGCATTGCAGACCATATATAACAAAAATAATGTTGGAAATAGTTGGTAATGTAAATACAAACTATTATCTTCGTTTGTAAAACAATTGGTATGGATACACAAACAAAGACTAAACGACAAGGACCAGAGATAGGAAGTTATGGAAGTTTTCCAGAATCACCATATATAGTAGAATTACATAGTAAATATATACAAGCAGCTCCTGAACATAGAGCAGTAGAGATTGATGGTGTACCACACGGAATATACGAAATACCAAAAGGTAGAACAATACCTATAGATACAGCCAAATACAGTAAGCTGTTTAAAAACTATGGTATGTTATTAGCAAACTTGAATGAAGCAGCCATTAAGATGTTTATGTATATACATGAGCATTTAGGAGTAAATTCTGATTATGTTTGTATAACCAAGGAAGACTACTTAAAGTATTATGGATACGCACCTACTAACAAGTATACCTATTACCAGGCACTGGAAGGGCTATTAAAAGCCGATGTAATGAAAAAGAAGGCAGGTAGTACAGTATGTTACTGGATCAACCCAAATATCCTGTTCAATGGCGATAGAACAAAGTTGAAGAATGTGAAAATAGTACCACCAGAAAGACCCTTCTCATTCAGTAAAGGGGAAGATTAGAAGATTATATAAACAATCAAAAACAATAAATCATGACAAAAATCCTTGAAGAGGTAAGAGCAATTAGCTCAGAAGCAATTGCAAAAAAGCAAGATAGTGCTAAGAATAACTATCCAAAACTAATAGAGCAGATAAAGAAAGCTGCCCAGTTAGGTAAAACTCAGTGTGAGTTTAGTGAATATGAAATAGACCAATACGCCAAGAAACTTTTAGAAGTAGAAGGGTTTTGTGTGTGGGCTACTACTCGTTCGCCAAATGAAATGGAGAAATACATGTTCAATGGTACTACCTCTAACTCAAAATCAATATGGGTTGTAAGGTGGTGATATTACAAATCAAAGAACTTTAAAAAATAACTAACATGAAAACAAAACTATTAAAACAAATACGTAATCGTTGGGAGTATAAGTTCCGTGGTGGATCAATAGTCGCCAGGAGAAAGGAAGATGGGTGTGTTGTGGAGCATGGTAATATGGAGCAATTTCTTCGATTTCATACAATGGATACCTTTTTTTGGGAGGGTTACAAAAAATGGATTAACCGCAAGATCCGAATAGCAGAAGAGAAAAAATGGAGAATAGAATGGTCGAAATGATTTTAATGTATAAAATAAATAACTATTATGGCAAAGCAATTAAAAATACAAGTGTTTGTCCCTTGCACCATAACTATAGATAAGGACAAATACCCCACAACAGCAGAAAGTGACAGAGTATTAAACGATATTCTCAAACAACTTTCTCTAGGAGGCTACCAAGTTGGTAATGGATGGTATAGTTATGACTTCGAGCCAACCAGTGTTAAAAGATTAAAAAAACTATCTAATATAAAATAACTAACAATGGAACAAACTAAAATAGAACACTTTCGTACCTGGTTAAGGAAAAGAATGGAAGTACAGCAGATGTGCGGAACCCCTGAAGGTTCTGCTATCATACTGGGGATTAAAACTAAGTTCGATGAAGTATTCCCCTTGATAGAAGAAATAAAAAGTCATAAAAGTCAATATCGGGGGCTAGGGTTCGATGACTTTGCGAGAGATTACACAGAAGGATTTGGGTTTGATGACTATGATACATTTGATGAATTTTAACTTCACAAAAAACTAAAAACAAAACTATATGAAAAAGCAAGTAATCGATTATGTTCACAGCCTAGGTGGAAATGCTCACTATGCAGGGAATACTATGCATATGATAAATAATCCAGCAGGTATACCTGATGAAGTACGAGGTAGTGAAAGAACCATGTATATAGATGATCCAATGATCGAAAACGTAGTCACTCAAAGTATAGAGGAGTGTGTACTAAACAAATTCGGATATAACTTACCATTCAAATTACAAACAAACTAACTATATGAAATACTACACAATAATGAACTTCAACTACGAATGCTTCGATTGTTACGAACAAGATGAAGTTATTCCCTATATCTTACTCGATCAGGAGTAGGTAATAAGATAATATGTTAACTCCCCGAGATAGATAAGTTATTCTGTTTCGGGGGATATATCACTTTTATAACAAATTAAAACTAAACATCATGTCTTGGATAGAAAACTATGAAGCAGAGATAGTTCTTGAAAGAAAACAAATCGAACAGGAACTTCAGGAACTTATAGAACAAGAGAATATTCCTAACTGGTCTTTCTGTGAAGAAGATTAAAACTCCCATTAATATGCAAACATTATATGAAATGACTTATGTGCCAGATTACTGGATAGAGTTCGATGGCAATTACAAGAAAACTGTTCAGGATATAAGATTAAAAGATGGAACTGAAATATTAGAATGTTGGCCTAATGCTGGTAAGTTTATATGTTTATCATGTAATAACCAAGGTGATACACCAATTTCAGAAGTTAGTCATGTTAGAAAACATAAAGAAATTGATTAGTATGGAAAAGATATACATCCTAGTAAACCCGGATAAGGATAGTTCAGAAACACTCATGTTAACAGAGAAGATGTACTTTCTGCTCCCGGGGTTTAAGAAAGTTTTGTATAAACAATTAAACTAAATTTATGAATAAGTTATCAGGTTCTAATGTAATAGTAATAGATAGAACAAAAGAAGATGATGAAATAACCCCCGAGATACTGGAAAGTATTGGGTTCAAACATGTCAACAAAGCAAGTTTTCGAGGTAGTGAGATGTGGTGTTACCAATTAATGGACATAATATTGCTACGGTTTATGGCAAATGGTTTGTTTGAAATCAATCCCCAAAACAGGACGGAAAATATAGGTGGAGAGTTAAAAACTAAAGTAGATGTAGAAAACAGAATTCTAAAACGTCTAAATCAAAAAGCTCATGACACAAGAAAAGATAGAGAAAATAGCTAAAGAAGAATGGGATAGACTACAAATGTCTGAAGGTTTATTAAGTGAACTTGCACCTGCAGCATGGATACATTGGAAAAATGCATTTAAAGTTTGTATGAGTACTTATAAGTGGATGGATCAAGATATGGAAATAGCCTATTGTGAAGGGCACTCAAATTCGATGAAAAAAGAATTAGGAAAAATTGATAAAGTTCCAAAGTCAAATCAGTGGTTAAAGGAATATGAAGCTAAGTAATAAGCCACAAAATAACTACCCCGAGAGCAAAGAAACTACCTACAAAACTGTATACATCGACTGGAAGGTCTATGAGCCTGATGAAAATGCTGTACTTTCCTATGGTAAAAATCGTGGTAAAACACTTGGTTGGGTAATGGATAATGATGATAGTTATTACTTGTGGATGATAAGTAATGGTATTATAGGCTCGTGGGGGTTAGTTAAACAACGTTACCCCGATAGCCCAAAGTCATTAGTAGGTTTTATCAGCTCAGGGGGTGAAAAATGGGTTGATATAAGAGAATGCCCAGGTACAGGAATAAGTTCACAATATTTATAAATAATTTTATGACATATTTTGAAGAAGATAATTTTTGTAAATATAGTATCGAATGGCAACCGTATAAAGGTGATTATGATAAATTCGAGTATGATATTAAGCTAAAAGATGGAACTGTTGTAACAAACTGTTACCCCAATGCTGACAAATTTCATTCGATATCCAAAGAGTTTAATGGTAAAACTTTTCATGCAGATACTATAGCAGAAATCAGGTTCACACCAGAAGATAAGCAGAAATTTGGTATTAATCCAGATGGAATGTACAAACAAAATTTATAAACAATTTTATGATAAAGGAATTTTATAAAGATCACGATAATCCAAAAGATAGCCAGGTAATTATCTGTCTTACAGGAACACCAGAGTTTATAGCAGAAAAGTTATTGGAAATGTATAACCAATGTACTATAGGTTATGGTAAACCTATACAGGGACAAATATGGTCTTCTGGCGGTAGTTCTGAAGTAGCTACTCCTAAATGGAAAGGCATAACGTATTAACATGAAAGGATATAACAGAATACACAGGACTTGGCAAATCATACCAAATACAATACGACATGAGTTATTTGCCAGAAAACCAAAAAATAGACATTATAATTTCAAACAATCAAAAACTTAAATAAAATGAAAAATAAGCAAGAAAGCAAGATAGTTGGTCAGGAAACGTTAACAAACGAAGTTACCAAAATCCTGGAGATATTTAAGAATAGTCAGTGCGAGGTAAGACCTCATTTTATTCTTACAGGTGCCTCGGGTAGTGGTAAATCATTTACTATAAAGAACATGGCAGCTAAGTATGAGTTAGGGTTTATAGAAATTAATGCTGCTCAGTTAACTAAAGAAGGAACTTCTGGAAATAGTTTATCGAAAGCTCTTTCCCCCTTGATGCAAATGGGTTCAAAGCCAACTATCGTTTTTGTAGATGAGTTTGATAAGTTATTCATATCAGGTAATAGTAATGACTCCTGTGCACATGAATCTACTACAGGTGTTCAAAATGAGTTTCTGAAAGTTCTTGAATCAGATACAGCTAGTGTTTTTGGTGATTATGGTAAATATGTAAATGCTCCTGCTAAGAATATATTATTCATATTCGCTGGGGCATTTAATGGTGAGAAGGATATAACACTGGACCGTCTACGAGAGATAGGACTAAAAACTGAGTTTTTGGGGCGAGTAGGTCTTGTATATAATACAAAGCCATTAAGTCTGCAGGACATGTTTGATATAATAGATCATTCAGAACTACTTGACAACTATATAAAACTATTTGAAAATGTAGATAGAGAGAAAGTAGTCTATGAACTAAAAGCACATATCCAAACTAATCATGAAATGAATACTCTAGGGGCAAGATTAATAAATACTCTTATTCATCAGTATTTCATTAAAGGAGGAAAATTAGGAGAATCACAAGTAAAAGAAATATCATTTCAAAACAAACTAAAATTATAACAAAATGGAAAAGAAAACAATTACGAAGAGTTCTTTAGTATTAGCCTCTCTGGGGGTAATGGGTATAGCATATACACCTGTACAAAAGAACAATCCTACAAGAGACTTTGTAGAAAGCACTTACCTGGTCAAAACCCCTAAAGGGTTAATGAAGAGTAACAGGTTATCGGAACAACGCCGGGAGATACTCAAGAATATCGCTGGTATTCGTAAAGAGATCAGGTTAACGCACCACGAATCACAGGCTATAGATAAAGTATGTAACGATTGCTTCCAGGGGATAACAGAAAGAAGCAACAAACGCATCAGCCAACTACAGTTACAAAGAGCACAGGAACTCCGTGTACCTGTTAAGTATGTAAAGGTTGAAGTAGTAGCGCAGAGAAAAGGTATAATGATCATTGATAACTTTGAAATCTAATTATAAACAAACTAAAAAGCAAATTTTATGGCTACTCAAATATTTAAAAGTTACAATGACTTTCTTGATAGAGAAGATAAATCTATCAATGGTGTTTCAGAATATTTCTCTCAAGAGAATTCTAATTGGGAAGAAATGAATATGACAAATGATTCCTGTTGGGATTGTTCAGGTTGTTCACGTTGTTCAGGTTGTTCACGTTGTTCACGTTGTTCAGATTGTTCACGTTGTTCAGGTTGTTCAGGTTGTTCACGTTGTTCACGTTGTTCAGATTGTTCACGTTGTTCAGGTTGTTCAGGTTGTTCACGTTGTTCAGGTTGTTCACGTTGTTCACGTTGTTCAGATTGTTCAGGTTTATATATACAAATTAATATCAAAAATAATGAATTACCTACTCTCAAAATACCTGTTATAGAAAATATTCATCAAAAAGTATTAGCTGCAGTTTCTTTACCCAACTCTTTCGATATGAGTAGTTGGCATACTTGTGAAACTACTCACTGTAGAGCGGGTTGGGTAGAATATTTAGCAGGAGTAGAAGGTAAAACCTTAGCTGAACAAACATCTACAGAATTTGCAGCAATGATGATCTACAAAGCCTCATCTAACATACCAGTTGCTCCAGTTAGATTCTATGAATCAAATGAAGTAGCGATGAAAGATATTATCCGTTGTGCTGAATTAGAAAAAGCAGGCAGTGAGAAGTCATAAACTAACATAGCTCTCCCCTTGACAGATAATGTTAAGGGGAGAGTTTTTAAAACTTAAAGAAATGACAAACGAACAAATAGAACAGGGAAGAAAACAAGGAATGGTTCAGGGTATTGCATTAGCATTATCTTACTCACTCCGGGGGAATAGCGAAAGAGACATATGGAAAGCAGCAGGTCTATCTATAGAAGAGTGTATAGATAACAGAGTAGATATCTTCGATATGGAGAAACTGATACCAGAGTTTGCAGAGATAGACGATACAGAAATCGTAGCAGGGTATTATATCAGCAACCTCCCCGAGAGCGATGAAAGACGGGTACGGGCCGAAACATTTATCAGTAATATGAATCAGGAAATGATGAGCGATTTAAAAGGTAGAAAACTACATGATCAACTTGCTTATAGAAAACAACAGTACTTAGACATTTTAAAAAATAACTAATGGAAGAAGGAGATTATAGATCAATATATGATCTAAAGTTGCATGAAGAATGGCAAGGTGTTATGAAGTGGGGAATCAGATATAACGTTACCCGAGTACCCGGAGGATGGATATACCAAGCTATTAACAGACCTGTAAATGGGAGCGATGCTTACTTATCAGCAACTTTTGTACCGTTCACTAAAGAACTTAAAAATAGATAACTAATGACAAAGCTAAAGAGTTACGAAGAACATGTAAAGGAGAAGTATCCAGAAGCATATGGACAATGGGCATTAGGGCACTGTATAATTACAGATGGAGAAGATAATGCAATAAGTGATCTGATAAAGGGGACTGATAAAGCTGCCCGGGAAGAGGCATGGAAAAATGCTTACGAAAAAATAAAAGAAACTGAATGAAGACACATATAATCAAGAACGGTGATGTGAAACTTATCCTCACCCCCGAATCAGAAATAGAAAAGATGCTTCTACAGGATCTCTTTAAACAAGAAGTGACGGTACAATCTGTAGAGAAGATACAGGTATTAAACACCGCACTGGTTGATAGTGTTATTATATCAGCAAAAATGTTAGTATTTCCAAAAGAAGATATTAAATCAAAAGAAGATATTAAATAGAGTAGGTATGGAAGATCTGAAAGTAGAGGTGCTTGATATAGAAACCTTGCTCCGGTGTTATTTGGTATGTTCTTATTGCCCCTCGACAGGTGAAAAGTTCCAGTTTGAAATATCTAGAAGAAAGAACCAATTGGATGGTTTGATAAAGCATTTACTCGATTTTAAGAGAGATTACATAGTCGATTATAATGGTCTTACATTCGATGGCCAGGTTCTGCAATATACAATTGATAACTACGAATCTTTTTCAGATCTTTCGGCAGAACAAATAGCAGAAAAGATATCCAACTTTGCTGCAGAGTGTATAGATAGACAGAAGTATGAGCTAAAACAGGTGTATAATCCTAACTATATGGACTTTTCCCAAATAGATCTTCTGAAGGTCTGGCACTATGATAATCGTGCTCGTAGGACCAGTTTGAAGTGGTTGGAATTTACTATGGACTTCCCCGATATAGAAGAAATGCCAATAGACTTTCGTAAGGACTATTTGACTGATGAAGAGATAGAAGATACCATAAAGTACTGTTGGAATGATGTAATGGCTACATATGAATTCTATAAAATAACCAGAGGTGACACACAACTAGAACTGTATCGGGGAAAGGATAAGATACAGGAACGCCTGGATGTAATGGAAGAGTTCGGTTTCGGAAAAGAATGTCTGAGTTGGTCTGATGTAAAAATAGGAGATGAGATCAATAAGAAAGGATATATGGAAGAGACTGGATGTAGTTATGGTGATTTGTATAAGAAGAAGAAAAGCAGAAAACCTACTCCTCACTTCACTTTCGGAGACTGCATACCAGAGTATGTAAAGTTTCAGACCAAAGAGTTTAACAATTTTCACAACTCTGTAAAGGGGAAAACTGTAAATCTCAACAAGACTAAACAAACATTTGAGTTTAGATATGGAAAGACAAATTACATCATAGCTCAAGGGGGTATTCATAGTGTTGACAAACCAAGGATAGTTACTGCAGATGAAAAACGTATTAAAAAAGATGCTGATATAGGTTCACAATACCCAAATGCAATTAATAAGAGATGTTTGTATCCGTCACAATTAGGAAAGCCTTGGAATACCAGATACGAAAAGACTACTCACCAACGAATAAATTATAAGTCAAGAGGTAAGGAAAACAGAAAATTCAAGAGTCTTGCTGAAATGTACAAGCTCTGTTTAAATGGGGGTGGTTTCGGAATGACATCTCAAAAAGACAACTGGCAATACGATCCGTTTGTAACATTTGCCTGTACTATAGGTAATCAGTTTGAGATATTAATGTTAATAGAAGCATTGGAGATGTCAGGTATATCAGTAATATCAGCTAATACGGATGGCATTATTAGTGACATTCCCCGCGAGTTGGAAGATAAGTACTATGAAATATGTCATGAATGGGAAAGGAATGTAGGTAATGACAAAATAGGTATGCTGGAATATGCGGACTATAAAAAGTTAGTACAGACATCAGTGAATGATTACCTTGCTATAGGGGTTGATGGGAAAGTAAAACTCAAGGGAGACTTCGTAACAACTGAGATAGAGTTACACAAGAATAAAAGTAATCGAATATCCCCGATAGCAGTATATGAATACTTTGTTAATGGTACTCCAATAGAAGAAACAGTAAGGAATCACCGTAGAATATATGACTTCTGTATTGCCAAAAAGGCGTCCAAGGACTACTTCTACAGACAAGTAGATCGAAAGTTAGGAACTGCCAGGGATCTTAACAAACTTGTCCGGTACTTCTGTGCAAAATCTCCTGATACCAAGTTAGATACTAAGTTGTCAGAAGAGGATGAAGTAACTTATCTGCTCCCGGGGAAATTATACAAGATCAAACATGAGAATAGCGAAAAAACTGGTCCTAAAGTAAGTCAATGTGAATCAAGCAGTGGTTGTCAACAGTTATTTAATAGATACTATGAAGTAAAGAACTGGGAAGATTATAATATTGATTATCAGTATTATATAAATAAGGCAAATGAAATAGTTGATAAAGTTGACCCTGTTTTTAAGAGAGATAGAAAACTTAGAGAAAGTGGAGCGATATTATTATTCTAAAAAATTAAGTTATGTCAAGAACAATAGAATCAATTAAAGAGAATGAGGTGGTTTGGTGCAAATCCCCCGAAGAGGCGAAAGAGTTTTGTAAGTTACTTGCTATTGCAGGGAAAAGAACGAGAAATGGCGATAGTTATGCCATAGTTGTAAATAATCATATCGGTGAATTATGTTACAATATTAGTCGGGGCGCATGTGGAGATAGACCGTTTTATGAACAGGAATTAAAAATTATTACCCCCGCTACAGAGTTTATAGAAGATCAGCAAAGTGATCCTATATTAACACCCGATCATCTAGGAATTTACAAACAGGGTCAGGAAGCAAAAAAAGAAGGAATACCTAAAAGCGATAACCCTTATATAGGAGTTGTTGGTAATGCTGAGAAAATATGGTCGGATGGATATGAAAGTGTAAATAACTTAGTAAAAATATCCTATGTACAAGTGAAAAGTGTTCCTTATCAACTATGTCCAATGTGTCATGGAGAAAAACAAATAGTTAGTAGTTTAAGAAGGTCGCAAGATGGACAAGTACAATCATCAATAACGATAAAGTGTCACATCTGTAAAGGGGAAGGTATTATCCCTCAATTTGTAATAGAGTAACTAAAAACAAAAACTCATGAAATATTTAAAAATTACTAATAAAGGAGAAATTGATTGGCGGTTAATCTCCTTGTTAGGGGGAACTACAAAAAGAGAAAATAGTGCAGCTATTGGTAGATATGGATCAGGTCTGAAGTATGTATTGGCATTTCTTTTACGGGAAAACCTTGCGTTCAAAATATTCTCCGGAATAAAAGAAGTAGTAGTATCAGTAGATACAGAGAGTATACGAGGTGAAGAGTTTGATATCATCTGTATAGATGGGCATAGAACCTCAATAACAACTAAAATGGGGCCTGATTTTCAGACATGGCATTGTGTAAGGGAATTGTGGAGTAATGCCATAGATGAAGGAGAGAATAGCTGGAGCATAGGATCAGAAGTTTCCCCGGTAGCAGGTATGACACACTGGTATATCCAGTTAGATAAACAGATACAAGAAGTTATTAAAGATTGGGATAAGTACTTCATTCATCATCAAAAACCCTTGTGGGGAAATGAGTACTACAAAATTTATCCTGGTGGGCAGTCTCTAAGAATATACAAAAGTGGTGTTCTTGTACATGAAGATACCAGTAAACCAGCACTGTTCGCATATGATTCTATGTTAGCAGAGATAAACGAGTTACGTGAGTTCAAGGGTTCTCAAAGTTGTGCAGTAGTACATGCTTTATCAGAAAGTAATGAGGATGTTGCTAAGTACTTTTTCGAGAATATCAAAGAAAATATGTACGAGGGCGATATGGACTGGAATTGGTTTGTGGGTTCCTGGTCAGAGGACTGGAAAAATGTGTTGGGAGATGCTAAGTTGATATACCCGAAAGCAATGGATGATATAAAGAGCAAGGGGATAACTCTGGACGAAGTAAAATTGATAGTAGTACCACAATGCGTATATAAAGAACTAACTAAGTTCTTTCCTGGTATAGGGGCACTAAAAGCAGCAGATAAAAGTAGTCAGTTTTATGAAAATTATGATGAGAAGTTAGAGTTCCGGGTAAAACAGTGTTTGGCTATTCTGGAAACTTGTGAATATGTAATGCATCCAGAGTTAGAGTTTCGTTATGGGTTCTTTGAAGATAAAGGAACTATGGCAAGAGTTAACCTGGATGAAAAGATAGTATACATAAGCCAAACCATGCTCAATAAATCACTCTTTGACATAACAGCAATGTTAATAGAAGAGAATGAGCATTTTAACACAGGATTGACAGATGAAAGTCGTGCGTTTCAACAGCACTGGATAAATCTCTACACAAAAGAGTTACTTACCCGGCATGAGGTAGAAGTTTAAAAATAAAGTCAGAGAAAAGTTTGCATAATTAAAAACAATGTGTAATTTTGTGTTGTCAAGTGGACCCTTGGAAAGCACTCTTGACAGAAACTTACTGAATTAATTCCCCTAGACAGGAGAATGCAGATAAAGAATAACCTCAATCAGAACCTTCCAAGGGTCCATACGATTGGGGTTTTCTTGTTCTGTTACTAATCCTCATGATACCTGTAAACGAGTATAACCAGGTAAATTAATAACACAGTAAAACCAGAAAGTCTATAGGCTGCAGTAGATCCTGTAAGATTTAGCTAACTATAGAAATAAGAATGGATGTTGTGAAATTTCCTGCTCTGTGTGTAACTTCACAACAGGACCTCGTGAGAACTGTAAATGCAGCATCCCCCCGAAGTCGAGGGAACATAGATTAAGAAGCTATGAGGTTGAGGTTGGTACTGAATTGAAAAGAAGATACTCAAATAACTCTTCTTGAACCTACTGAGAGTACCTCAAACCCCTTCGGGGTAAAAAGGGAAGGTCTCACGAGGGAAAAAGTTCTTATCAAAATAAGTGTAAGTGTAAAACGTATGGAAAACGAACTAATAGAAGTAGAAATAACTGTCAGTAAGAAAAACAAATTCAAGTTACTGGTAGATGAGTATACAGCAAGTAATTTACAGGCATGTATAGATAACTGGAGTATGAGAACAAATAAGTATACACAGCAGTCATTAGCAGACTATATAAATAGTAAGGATTATGCAGGATGTAAAGCAAAAATAATAAAATCGTGAGTTATGGTAATAACAAATGAAATAGTTACAAAAGCAGAAGAGTTAGAAGAAACTTTTCACGCACAAATAAATCAGGTAATAGAGAAAGGAAGTAGTGCTGTTAGTTATGAAAGTATGAGATCAGCAGTAGTTAATCTCAAATTAGCAGAACTGGAGTTACGTATAGAGAAACTGGAAAATGGTAAAGTAGATAAACTTTCCCCCTCAGAAGCAAGTGAACTTTTAAAAGATATTAAATAACAATCAAAAAATCAAAAACAATGTTAAAAACACCAAGTACACAGCAATTAGTAGAAGTAGCTAATGAAGGACTCGTAGCACTTTTAGACCAAAATGTATTAATCTTTTGTTTTAACTATTTCTATTATGGTAAATTAGTAGGAGTAAATGATAGTTGTATAAAACTGCAAAATGTATATCAGGTATTTGAAACTGGTGCGTTTAGTGATAGTAAGTACAAAGATGCTCAAAAGTTAGCAGAAGAATGGTATATACAGATATCAGCAATTGAAAGTTTTGGTAAATCGTTTAAGGTTACTTCTCTTTAAAACTAATTTTATGCAAATAGCAAGTAGGCCACATGCAAATAGATATAGGTCAAGGTCAAGGTCAGGGTCATGGTCATGGTCATGGTCAAGGTCAGGGTCATGGTCATGGTCATGGTCAAGGTCAGGGTCATGGTCATGGTCAGGGTCAGGGTCAGGGTCAAGGTCATGGTCATGGTCAGGGTCAGGGTCAAGGTCAGGGTCAAGGTCAGTATAAAAAATTTCTATAAACCCTATCACTTATTGATTAAATCGTACACAAAATGAACTTAATAGATATAAACGAATCGCAAATTAAAGCTTTAAGTAAAGTTTCTCTTAACCTCACACACTTTTGGTTACTACACCTACTCTCGGGGGTAGATACAGTAGTATATATCCCCCAGATAAGAGAAAGAAAGTTATTAGAAGATAGAGGGTTAATTAGTAAGAAAGGTATCCTACCAGCAGGGGAAGCGTTTTATAAACAGATATGTGATACTAAGTTAGAAACCCCCGTGAGTAAGAAAGTGAAGGAAGAGGCAATAGATAATGGTTTTAGTGAGTTCTGGAATAGTTATCCAGCAAGTGCTAACTTCTCATATCGGGGAATGACATTCAAGTCAGAGAGAGCCTTAAGAAGCAATAAGCAAGTATGTGAGATGCTATACAACGCAGCTATCTCTAAAGGGGAAGTAACCAAAGAACAGATACTGGCAGCACTTAAATACCAGGTACGGGAAGCAAAAGAAGCAAGTTTTAAAACAGGTACAAATAAGCTACAGTTCTTCCCTGGGGTAGAACCCTATTTGAGACAAGAAAAGTATATGGCTTTCATAGAAGTAGCTACAGAACATTCAGATGAACAACCAAGTGATTCTTGTTGGGCATAGTTAAACCAAAAAAATAACAAAATGGATATAGCAATAATAGCACAGGAGAAAATAAATAAACTTGTGTCAGATGGTTCAATAGACACCATGATAGAAACACAGATAAAGAAAACACTGGAATCAACAATAAGTGATGTATTCAGGGAATATAGTGATTTTGGTAAGGATTTGAAAAAGGTAATCAGCGATAAGTTAAAAGTTAACCTTGAACAAATTGATATTCCCCTATACAGCAATAAAATAATGCAGGTTATAAAAACTACATTGGTGGCAACTGCATTAGAACCATCCATAAAAAGGATACAGGAATCAGTAAATAGTTGTCTTAATCAAATAGAAAAGAAGAACTGGAAATTGTCAGAGATCATACGAAAATATCTAAATGACAATTATGGAAATGAAGATGCTACCTATGAAACAACAGAACCTGAATATAGTAGTTTCTGGGTCAATATAGGGAATAAAAAAGCATCATACAGTTATGGTACTAAAAATGATAAAGATCTACGGTTAATAGTAGACAGCAAGACAAATGTGATCAGGAATGTATGGTATCAAAATAAGCCCCTGAATGGTTTAAAAGTAGATAGGTTATACAATTTTGAAATGTTCCTAATGGGGTTATGGATAAATGAATGTGTACTGGAAATAGATGAAGATGAATCCGATGAAGCCTGTATAAGAGAAAATGAATGTCACTGTTAAAAATCAAAAATTATGTACATAGTAATAGAATGTTGGCCTGATGCAGAACATGCAGAAATAGTAAGTGTACCAGAAACAGGTTGGAACAAAACATTTGATACAAGAGAGGAAGCACAAGAAGAAGTTGATGATTGTCAAAATGGAATAATAATAGAGATATGAGTTTAAGCTCCGAGTTAGATCATCAAATACAAGTAGCAAGGAAAGGTAAATCAGGAGTAATCCCTGTAGCATACAATCGTGTAAAAGATTATATAGACATTGCTAAAAACACACTCTATAGTATAGCTGGAGAAACAGGTGTAGGTAAAAGCACCCTTGCTGTTGATATGTTCCTAGTAAATCCGATTATGTGGTATCTGGCTAATAAAAACGACAATATCAAACTATCGGTTATCTATCTGTCAATGGAGCGAAAGTTGTATATGATGACCAGCCGAATTATCAGCAGATTGATCTATGAGGAACAAGGTATAGAAATTCCCCCGAAGAAGATATTGGGCCGTAATGGGGGGTATCAATTAACAGATAGTGAATATGCCTTAGTACAAGAGTATTACAAACGAATAGATGAATGGGAAAAGGACGATGTGTTGATATGTCAGGAAGGTTCAAAGAATAGTACCGGGATAAGTATGTTCCTGGAAGAGTTTGCTAAGAGAAATGGTAAAATAACACTAAAGGATAAAGAAGATAAGAGTTATGAGAACATCCTGGCAAAACCAAAAACATACGAACCAACTCACCCAAATCATATAGTAATTATCATCACTGATCATATAGGTATCTTAACCCCGGAAGACAAGGGTGCAAAAACAAAGAGTACTATAGATGTATTCAGTAGGGTAATGAGGGAAGCAAGGGATGTATATGGGTTTTCCCCGGTAATAGTGCAACAGATGAATAGAAACCTCTCAGATGTACATAGACATAAAATGGGGGAACTAAAACCTAAGTTGAGCGACATCGCCGATAGTTCAAACACTAGTCATGATTCCGATGTAGTCATTATTCTACATGACCCCTTGAGGCATAATGGGGAAGTTAGAGAAGCAGGTTTTGATGTTAAACGATTTAAGGATAAATTTCACAGGAATTTTTATAGATCATTGCACATAGTTAAGAACAGTTTTGAGGCTTCTGACGTACCTTTCCCAATGGGCTTTCATCCAATTTACGGTATGTTAGCCACACTACCTCGAGGGGATAAAATTACGGAAGATATCTACAGAGAAGTATTATCAGGTCAGTACTTTCTTAGTAATGGGGATAGTCAAGAGAACATCGAAGAACAAGTTAAAAAACCATTTAAGTTTGGACAAAAATAAATAAGTTATGATAGAAAATCCTACAGAAAAACAATTAGAATCAGTACTACAAAAATTAAAAGATGCTGATCCACAATTCGATTTAAACATTGAATTTGGCAGATTGCTGATGATACATATCAATGATTTTACCCCTGAACAAAGGAATAGATATGATGAACTAAAAGTAATTTTAAAACAAAATTATGGAACAACAAAATGATAATGCCCCCGAGACACAGAAAAGTTATGTGCAGGAATTTTTAGAACAAGTTAAAGATACAGATGGTAATTATCAAAAACTGTTTGCAGAAGATTGTATAGAAAGATATATGACAAGTACTGACTTTCAAGGTTTCTGTAAAGAACTGGAAGCACTACAAAATATGAGAGATGCACTAGGTGACTATCTAAAGTATTTAGAAACTAAACATGAACAGTAATGGGATACAGTACACAGTTTAAAGGAGAGTTGCAATTTACAAAAGAATTAAAAGCAACAGAGTTAGCTAAGATAAAAAGTTTCTTAGGAGAAGATTGTAGAGATCATCCTGAATGGGGAAGAACCGA